ACAGCGACCGCGTCAGGTTCAGCATGAAGTCGCTGATCGATTGATACTTGTTCGGCTTGCGCAACAGCCGCGACAGCGCCGACGTGGTGACGCGCTCACGACCGCCTTTGCTGTTCAGCCGCCAGTGATCGCCCGGCAGCATCGCAACGGTCTGGCTGTAGGCCGACAGACAGGCTTCGACGATCGCCGAGCCGGCTGCCAGATTGACGGGATCATAACCAAGCTGCCACCAGTTCATGTACTGGCCGGCGTCGGCAGACAAATAGCCGCCGGTCACCGGCAAGTGATACGGGCCGGGTCGATAGTCGCCCTCGCCCTTCATGACGAAGGGCGAGAGCGCTTTGCTGATGAACGAACCGATGCCCATGTCGGCTGATTATTCTGCCGGCTTCGGTTGCTGCGCGCGGGTCTGGTATTGCCCGCCGCGTTGCCCCTCGACTTGCTTCTGCTTGCCCCGCTCGTGCGTCGCCTTGTCTTGCGGCGCAAACGGGTCTTGCACCGGGCTGCCGTCGGGCTCGTGTTCTGGGATATGGACTCCCATAGCCGCCATGTCGTTCTCTTCCTGCGTCGGCGTCGGCTTGCCTTCGTCTGGCTGGTCTGCCATCCGCTGCTCGCGAGCCTGCTTCTGCTCGGCGATCACTTTCTTGGCGTGTTCTTTCTGCTCTTCGGTCGCCTTGTTTCGTGCTTGTACTGCTTGTTCGCTTGTCTGTTCGGCCACGATGGACCTCCGTTGTTTACGAGATGAGCGTGCCGGGTGGCAGCGCCCTGCTTAGTGTGAAAGGCCCGCCATCACTGACGGGCCTTTCGAGGGGCCTACCAAGTGACGCCGGCCATCCACGCGACCACGCCAGTGCGCCGCAGTGTCCAGTTGAGCGGCATGATCAACCGCAACGCCATAGAGTCGGTCTGCCAGAGAGAACGCGTGGGCGCGGCGACGGTTGCCGGCGAGCCGGCGGTGCCGATCGCGAGCGGCGTCGTGTCCTCCATGTGCAGCGTCGCCTGATCGGAGATTTCGAACCGGGGAGCTTCGCCGCCCACCGAAACGAAATCAGCCGCATCGAGCGCAATGATGGTGCCGACGGGCACGGTGCCCGCCGCGATGATCGGATAGGTCAGCAACTGATTGCGGCCCACCTCTTCCTTGAACGGGAACGCGCCGGTGCCCGGTGCGCTGACCAGCGACAGCGACAGCTTCTGCGCCGGGTTGATCAGCCACACCATCTTGCGGACGTTGCCGTTGGTGCCAGTCATCAGTGCGCCGGCGAGCTTTTGCAGATCGCCCACCACCGCAGCGAAGCCGCCGCCAGCCGTTGGCGTCAAGCCAGCGACGCCGTTGAGCAGTCCAGCCGGACGCACTGTCGTGGCCGGGTTGGCATCGAGCAGCACGGAGTCGATCGACACCGCCGTGTCCTGCTTGATCGCATCACGCAGCAAGCCCTCGATCGCCGGCACGCTGTGTTCGTCGATCTCGCGGGTCCACGTCGTGATCACCGCCATTTTCTTCGGCGTGAGCGTCGCCGCCGTGAACGCACCCTGACGCACCGGGATCGGCGCGCCCTCACCGACGAACGATCCTGCAATCGTCGGAGTAAGCGAGCGCGTCGGCACCACGATCTTGCCGTTGCGACCGAACGACAGAGACAAGCCCTGCGCCGACAGCGACGGATAGACCACGTTCGGATAGAGCGGCTCAAGGAAGTCGGCGTTGACTTGCTGGATCAGTTCAGCGGCCCAGCCAACAACCGATGTCATTGCCGGCGCGGTGGCCGCCTTTGACGTGTAGTCGATGAACGCCTTGGTCGCTTCGTCATCACCGTAGATCGCCTTGCGCATGTCGTCGACGTTCCTGCGCTCGCGGTGTGCGAACAAACGCACCACGCCATCGCGCACGAGGTAGTCGATCGGATCGATCTGCTTCGGCTTGAAGCCGAACGGCCGAGCCGCAGCGCGCGCGGGAGCGAGCGTGAGGACGTTGCCGTTGTCGTTGTTGTCGCCGTTCGCCGAGAGCAACAGATTCTTCTCGGAGTCCTTGAGCGACGCTAAGCCCTTTTCTTCCTGCTTGATCCTCGCGTTCAGTTCGTTGGTGACCTCAAGTTCGGCATCGCTGACATCGCTGTCGTCGATGTTCTTGAGATGATCGGTTAGCTTGTCACGCAGAGCGACGATGCGCGCCTGCGAGTCCGTGATCCTTTGTGCAAAAGCAGACATGGATTTTCCCATTATGGGAGACGTTTCGGCGGGCTTGCCGGTGAGGCTCCGACGAAGATCGACCACGCCCCGGCTGCCGGGCTTGGCAAAGACGAGATCGACTGTGTCGTTGGAGATGTTGAGAGACTTGGCGACGGCGAGAGCGTTCGGATTCGCCGGCACGGTGACCAGCGAACACTCGACCAACTCCATCCGCTTGAAACGATTGCCAGCGAACGGATCGCCCTTGACCAGCGGTTCGGCTTCGAGCGCGTGAAAGCCGACGCTGACCGCCTTGATCACGTCATGATCGATCAGCGCGCGAATCTCATCGATGCGCTGCGACTTGCCTTCCGGCAAAAGATTGAGCTTGCCGCGAAGCTTGCCGTCCTTGATCTGGATGTCGGACCATGTGCCGATCGGCAGACCGCTGTTGTGATTGTATAACGCGATCGGATTTTTTTTGAAGTTGTCGAGTTGCCAGCCGGTCGACAGGATGATGTCGTTCATGCGATCCGGCGTCTCATCCGACATGATGAACTCGCGGTTCACCACCGGCTCGGCGTGCGTTTTGCGCACCAGCTTGCCGGCTCCGCTCTTGGTGGTCTGCTTGGCGCTGCGGTTCTCGGCCCAGATCACGCGGCACTCTTCCGCGTCTTCGCCGTCCTCTTCGCAGCGATCCATGAAGTCGGAAAATTCTTCGTCGTCGGCGGGCGTCAGCGCCTTGTCTTTTTCGCGAAACATGGTGAGGCAGGCAGCGACCGCCTGCTCGTTGTCGCGCTTGCCGTCGCCCATCATGTCGGGCACGCAGCGCTTCATGAAATCGGCTTGGCTCTCGTCCTTGTTCGGCTTCATCGGCATGGTCGTGCCCTCGCGTGCGCGCGCGTGAGCGCGCGGGTGTGCGCACGCGGGAGGGCCCGCGCGCGCGTGGAAGGTTCGGTTGTCTGGTGGTGCCGGCTATTTCGCCGGCGGTTTTTTCTTCGCCTTGGCGCGATGCTTGTCGCGGATTTCCTGCTTGCGCTTTTCGCTGAGATTGTCCGGCGCTTTGCCCTTGCCTTTGCCTTGTTGGCTGAGCCAGTGCGGCGCGCCGGTTTCCATCTCGTGCGCGAGAATGTCGATCTCGTGTTTCGCTGGCGGCTTGTCGTCGTCTTCCTTGTCGGGTTTCTTCGCGCGCGCAAGGCGTGCCAGTGTTTGCTCAGCTTCGGCGCGGACAACTTCGGCGCGCTGCTTCGGAGTCAGCCGCGCCAGTGCTTCGCGGCGCGCTTTGCCGGCGAAATAGTCGCTAATCATGTGTGCTTCTGCAGCGGCGTGCCGCCGAGCCCCGGTGCTTGTCCTTGCCACACATCCCAGCCCTTCCATGCGGTGCCGGCGATCACGACTTCCTGCTCGCTCTTGACGTTGATGCCATAGGCCGGGATCGACACCGCCGCCGTGCGCGGCACGACTGCGCGCAGCACGACCTTGCCGCCGCCGTGACCGCCCCAGCCGTTGGCGACGCTCAGCGCGGTCGTGGTCGACGCCGCGCCGTTGCGCTTCACGTCCATCGTCGGCAGATGCGTGAAGCTGCCGACTTTGCGGCCCGTCTCGACATGCTTGCCGAAAATCTTCTCGACCAGCGCCTTGTCGAGCGTCAGCCCGCGATAAAGCTGAAGCTCGTCTTCGCCGGCCTTGCTGAGCAGATGCTGCGTCACTTCCCACTTGGCGCGGATCAGCGCCTTGACGCCGGCATAGCCGCCGACGCTGTCGTAAATCTTGTCGGCGCGCGCGCGTTGCGCTTCGGGATCGATATCGGCGCGGGTCTTGGCATTGAGCCGCCCGCCCAGTTCTTCGGCGGTTGCAAGCTGAATCAGCTTGCCGTCGTCCGATGTCGAGCTTTCCTTCCAGCTTTTCCAGAGCGTGTTATCGATCCGGCGCAATTCCTGATCGGACGGCACGTCGAGTCCGCGCTCGCCTAGGATTTGCTCCGAGCGCTCGCGCGACAGATAGCGCGCCAGCGCCTGCGTGCGCTTGTAATCGTCGCCGCTGGTGTTGTTGAGTGGATCATATTTATCCGGCAATTTGTCGATCTTCATTTCGCTGATGCTGCCGCCATCGCTGTCTTGCTCATATTTTTCGAGGATGTTGGTGTTGCTCTGGACCCATTCGAACTTGTCGCTGTCCGGCATCATGCTCCAGCTTTCGGCAGCGAATTCCTTGGCGCTGTCGGCCAGATAATCCGGCGGGTCCATGTCGCCTGCGTCACTCTCAGCTTGCTTGTCGAACGCCTTCAGCAGCGCCTTCTCGATCTCTTCGCGGGATTTGTCGCTCAGCATCTCGTGCGGCTGCAGCGGCTCGACACCGGGCAACGTACCTTGTGCGGGATCGTAGCCTTGCGGGTCTTTCAGGTAGGCGTCGTCGAAAGTTATCTCGGGATCGTTGCGACCTTCGCCGTCGCTTTCGTATGCAACATTGATCGCGCTGAAGAGTTGATTGTTGGTATACGGGATCGGCGGCTCACCAGCTTCATCGCGCGCGTCGCGCACCGCGTCGATCGCATCGACCGCCCACTCGGGAGCGCTGACAAAATTATCAGCAAGATTGGTTTTCGCAGCGTCCAACGCCCCGCCGCTGTCGGCCCAGTTCTGCACTTCGTTGTCGTGATAGTCGGAAAAACTTTTATCAACGTATTCGTCTGCGGCTTCGGTTTGATCGTCGCTCGTCAGCGAGTCCCATTCTTCCGGCATATAGACGGTGTCTTCGTCTTCGTTGTCGTCATCAGCGCTTGGATCGCTGGTGTCCTCGACGTTGCCGATCGCCCTTTGCTCAAGCGCTTCGATCTTCGGGCGCGCGGCTTGAAATTCGCGTTCGAGCTTCACCGCTGTTTTCTGATTCCATTCGTCGCCGCCGACATCGGTCAGCTTCGGATCGAGCTTGGCGCTCTCGCTCGATGCCGCCGGCTTGTCGGATGATCCACCGCCGCCACCGCCGCCACCGCCGCCGGCGTCGGTCCATTTGCCGTCTTCGTCGCGCGGGTGCTGGCTCTCGTCATACTCGCGCCGCCGCAACAGCGGACTGTCCGCGAAAAGACGTGCCAACATTTGCGCAGCTTGTGGCGTCATCTCATCCGATCCAGAACACGATGCCGATGATCACCATCGCGATCAGGCAGAGCCACAGAATGCCGCGCACGTTGCTGCTCAGCGGCTTCATCGTTCGGGGACCATGATCGGCGGCGGGGCCGGCGGGTAGGGCGGCAGCGGCGCTATGCGAGACTCAGAGCGAAAGGGCTGCCACCTATGACGCGCAGGCTCGGCATGCCGAGCAACAGCGCAACCAGCATGTACAGCGCAATGAGCGCCACCACGAGCAGATAGAGCCGCTGCACGTTCCAGTCGATCGGCCACTGCATCCAATTCGCAAACATGACGATGACCGCGCCGACAAGCACCAACACCACGACCACGATCGCGATGTTGATGACGCCAAGCAAAATTCCAGCGAGGCTCATGGCAACTCCTATCTGCGCGCGGCACCTTCGGTAGCCGGCGCGGCTTCATCAACCTCGACCGCGATGGCAAACCGGCAGTCGACTGCCTGCTCGACCGGATGCTTGCCCGAGCCCGAGCGCAGCTTGATGAAATTGATCGACTTCGTCCAAGCCTCATGCACGACGATGCCGGTGTTCGGCTTGGCCGAGATCATCACCTCTTCGCCGTCTGAGTTGTACAGATCGTTATAAAAGTTGCCGTCGGACGACACCTGAAACGTCAGGTTCGCCGCCGTGTATTCCTGCGGCACGGTGATGCGCACGATGGTGCCCGATGAGCAATCCGCGCCATCGGAAAGCGATTCGCCTGCGGCGATGGTGGGGCCGTCTACGATCTGCAAAGGCATGTCGTTCTCCTGTTGAAGTTCGGTTCGAGCTTTTCCCATGTGGATTGTCGGACGTACATCATCGCCAAGCCCATGAGACATTCACCTTGCGGCAGCGAGGCCAGCACGTCTTTCGGAATGCGCTGGTTCGCGTCGGCGTCGTTGTCCGGCACAATCTCAATCCGGTATCCGCCGATCATGCTGCTTGCTTCTCTGACAACACCGCGAGCGATAGCCCAGCGGAGAGGATTGCGATCTTGAATCCGGGGAATTGCTGCTCGGCGGCTTGACGCAGCGCGGCGCATTGATCGACGCTCAGCATCAGATCGGTGCGCAGCACCAGCGTGTCGCCCGGCTTGAGTTCAAGCTTGGCGATCTCGAACTTGCTGACGCCGAGCTTGTTGCGCTTCACCTTGCGCCCGAACGTCTTGGTCTTGCGGACTTTGCGCATGCTTCACCCGATCAGCAGCTTTCGCATCTCGCGCGCTCGTTGCTTCATCTTCCGCCACGCCCGCCTGTCCATCGGTATGCGATCGTGACGAAGGCGGCTGTTCTTCCTTTGCTCGTCGCGCGTAGCCCATCGGCAATTGCCGGGCTCGTAGTCGCCGTAATTCTGGATGCGATCGAGCGTGTGCCCTTCGGGTGGCTCGCCCATGTCGGCGAGAAATGCTTCGAAGCTCTCGCGCCAGCGATCGCAAACTTGAATGCCGCGCCCGCCGTAATCCTTGAACTGGTGAAACTTCGGATTCGTACAGCGCTGAATCATCGCGTCCCAGCTATGATAGGCGTGGCTCTTTTTTCCGCGACCAGCGTGACCGTGATGCGTGTTGGCTGCTAAGCGCTTCGGCGCTAGTGCTGCCAACCTCTCTCGCTTTGCGCAGCCGCATGAACGTGTGCTTGATCGAAGATGACCAGCCGTAACCGTGACTCGATTTCCGCAATCGCAATCACATAACCATTCACCACTACTGCGCGCCACGATACTGCGCGCCACGAGACGGCCAAACCTTTGACCCGTCAAATCGAGCCTTGCTGGCATTTGTCGCTCCACCGATCTATTATCCGATCAGTGTTGCTAACCAATAAGGGCCTCGATGTCCACGGGCTTCACGTTCTTGATGATCGCCAGCGAGAACGCCATCGCCAGCGCCTGCGCGCCGTCGATGCGGCCTGACGACTTCACCTTGTCGAGCTTGCGGAAGCCGTCGGCGTTTCTGGTCGCCACCGCGTTCGCCACGTTCCACGTCAGGATCGGATGGCCGCCGTGCCTAATGCGTTGCTGGAAGATCAGCCGTTCCAGCACGTCGATCGCGCCGTTCATATCCTTGAAGCTCTGACCGTGCGGCGTCAGCAACACCCGGCAGCCGATCTCGTCGAGCGCGCGCTGTAGCTCGGTGATGCGCCACGCGTCGAAGGCGATCGAGGTGATGCGATAGCGCCCGTTTAGTTCGGCGATCTTCTTCGCCACCAACTTCGGATCGGTGCCCTCGCCGGCGGGATTGAGCAGACCCTGCCGCACCCACACGTCATAGGGGGCCATGTCCTCGTCGGTGCGTTCCAGAATGTTGCCCGGCAGCCAGAAATGCGGCTGAACATGAAACACGTCGTCGGCGTCGGCCCACACCAGCACCAGCGCCGTCATGTCCCGGGTGGCCCCGAGATCGACCGCGCCGAACACCTTCGCACCGTCGGGAATGTGCGGCTCGCCGTCGCACGACTTCCAGCGCTCGCGCTCGAACAGCTTGGCTTCCGCCGCAACCCGCTGGTTGAGAATGAGATTGCGGAAACGGTTTTCTTGGCTCGGCATCGAGCGCGCCTGATCGGCTTGCCGCTTCAGGTCGCTGTAGCTGCGGAAATCACCGAGCGCCGGGTTCGCCAGCCGCCACGTTTCCTCGCTCCACAAGTCCGCATCGACCGGCGCTTGGTACAGCGTCAGATGAAACGCCGGATCGTCGACCTCGCCGTGCTGCACGCGCAGCCCGTAGTCGACCAAGACCGACAGCGGCGCGTGATCGTCGGCGGCTTGCGTGCTGATCACCAGCATCAACGGGTTCGCGCGCGCGCCTTGCGCGGAGTCCATCGCGTCGTAGAGCTTGCGATCGCGAGCGCTGCCTAGCTCGTCGTAGACGACGAAGCTCGGGCTCAACCCCATCTTGGTGCGGGCCTCTGCGCTCAACGCCTGAAACGTCGACCCGGTGTCGAGATCGCGCATCAGTTTCTGGTGGCTGATGATGTTGACGCGATCCTTGAGCAGCGGATGCTTCAAGATCGAGGCTTCGGCTTCAGCAAATATCTTGGTCGCCTGCGCGCGATCGTTGGCGCAGCTATACGCCTCGCCCCGGTCTTCCGCTTCCGGCCCGAACGTGTGGCAGAGCGCGAGCAACGCCGCGAGCGCGGTCTTGCCGTTCTTCCTCCCCATCGACAGGATCGCGGTGCGCACCGGACGCCGGCCATTGTCGTCACGGTAAACCGCCTCGACAAAGTCGCGCTGCCAGTCGCGCAGCTTGAACAGCTTGCCGTTGTCGGGGCCGCTCGTGATCTCGAACGATTCGATGAACGCGATGACCCGCTGCGACCGCGTCATGTCCGGCGCTGTCCACGGCACAACCGGCGGCAACTTGCCGGCCTTCGCGTCTAACCGGCGCAAGACCTTCTCGGCCTTTTTGCGCTTCACATAGTCCGGCTTCAGCTTGAGAATTGGCCGGGCTCCTAGGCCACGCAACCCCATTACAACCTCTAGGTTGTGCTAACTAAGGCAGAGTTCCAGACCCTCTGCCGACAGTAGCTTTATTCTACGCTAACCCATTGATAACAGGGGCTTTTTACCCCCTCATTGAAATCATTGGGTTTTTCGCGTTTGCCCCAAATGTAGGACTAAATGTGCCCTCGTAAGTGCTTGATATTGCTTATGTATTAGCGATGTGTTGCTTAATTACAACAGGTTCGAGCGCCGCCGCGCCGGGCCCTAGGTTCCATTTCAAAAATTCCGCACCGCCCCCCCGGCCCTTCGATATGGATGGGCCGTGGCTGCCCGCCCCATCCCCGCCCATGCGTTCGCTGATCCATTTGGCCTTCGTCGTCGCTCAACCTCGCAAAACGCACCAGTGAGCATCCTAGGGGCTCGATCTCGGGCAACTCGTAACCAATTGATATTGTTATACTATTGTTTTGAGCCTGCCACAACCTATTGATCTAATTGATCTTTTAGACTTGGCTCCAATCAGAGAGAATATCCTTCCTGACCTACCCAAACCCACATAACCCTAGGTTGCATAACTGTGTCGCTGGACTACTCTGGCCTTGCCACAACCTAGCAGTGCATCGCATCGTTAGAGCTTTTCACTCTCTCTAGTTGCACGAGGCGAGCAGGCAGGCTGTGCAGATGGTGCCAGCGCTTCACTCCGTTGGTCAGGTCAGCGACAGCATGGGCTCGTGCAGGGTCCGCGTGCAGGCGTGCGATGCAGACATCAGCCGCAGTGTCGAGCAGCACCACAGTCGGAGAGCCGAGCGCTCGGCACCATGCGTCACGCTCGTCTTGAGTGGGCCCACCGATCACCACGAAAGCTCGGCCTTTTGTTTTCAGCACCAAGCCTCGCAGCATGGAATCCCTATAGGCCATTGCGCGTCGGAGAATCCTTCGATCGGTGTCCCATAGTCGCCCACCGACAGCGAGCTTGCAGTCATCGAGACTGATCACTGTGTCGCCTGAGCGCTTGTGTGCGTTGACCCATGTGGTCTTGCCCGAAGCGGGAGGACCGCACACCAGAAAAACTGGAATTGTTGGGGCTCGCAGATGATGCGGGACAGAAAAACCGAAACGCTGAAAAGCTCCGCGCGGCAAGTTCGCTGGATGGTTTGGATCGACCGGCCATCCGTCGGTGCCGATGGCGCGATCGTAGCCGCGACTCTCAGAAAACTTTTTCCGAACCTCGTGGCAATTCCTGCAGACGCTTTGCAGTTCACCGCACCAAAATTTTTCCGGATCGCCGAAATGTTTTTCGATGTGGTCGACGACGTTTGCCGGCGTGACCTTGCCTTGGCGCTTGCACAGCCGGCACAGCGGCTCGATCGCCAGTTGCTGCAGCCGCATATTTTTCCAGCGACGCCAGCGATACCATTTTGTCCAAGGCGCTGTTGTCTCGATCGGCTTCATGCGAGCGGACGCGCGGCGATGACGACAAGGACGCCGGTGAGCAGGACGATCGCGAGCCACGGGACGAGATCGGCGATCATGTGAGCTACCAGCGCTTGAGCGCATCCATGAACGTCATATCGGGCACGTTGCCTTCGTAGCGTTTTTCATCGTTGCGCACGGTGGCTTCGGACCCGAGCCGGATGGCGCACCAGTAGACAAGGCGGCGCGGGAGCAGCCACGCGATGATGATGGTGAGGCGCTCGATCATGGCGCACCTGAAAATGTTGGCGTGCCCAACGAACCACAAGACCGGGGATGGGTTGAGGTTGCCGGGCACGCCTGATCCTGCCGGACGAAGACGCGAAACAGTTTCCCAACACGAGACGCGGGATCAACCGGCAGAAACGCGCTGCGCGTTCGAGATTCGCCATTCCGGCGAAAATCGCGCGACGGAATTGTTCAGCGTCTTGTGTTGGGATGTCCGAGCCTTACGCCCGAATCGAAAGCTGTGCAAGGCTTTGTGCGTCTTCTCAAATCCAAGTCTCGACGATCTCGGGCGCATCGTCGGGGCTCCGCGTCATCCGCACCAGCCCTTTCGGCAACAGCGCGCGGATTTCCGGCAGCGACCGGGCGGTGAAGCCATCATGAGTGGCGACGGCTCCCTGCTTGGTGATCTCGAAGCGCCGCGCGGCGTAGCCGTAGGGCTCGCTTGGTGGCCGGCGGTAGATCGTCCAAGTGTTCATCGCTTCACCGCGATCGGCTCGACCTGACCGACGGGCATGGTGACGGTCACGCTCTGGCCGAGCAGATCGAGCAGCACGCGCTCGCGTTGGGCTCCGTTCATGCCGGCATAGATCGCGGTATGCCCGGCGAATGTCCCGGTGAGGACGCGCACGGGCTGGCCCTCCTGCAACGCCGGCGGCTTCGGCAGTTTCACCAAGCCGCGCACTTCTCGCCCTTTGATCTCATCCACGACAGCATCCGCTAATTTTGCCGGCCTATCGCCGTGCATCAACAGTTTCAAAACACCCGGGCACCATCGTATCGGATACCAGCGCACCACGACACGAACCATCAGGTAGCCCGGGAACAGCGGGGCGACGCGCTTGGCCGCTCTGATCTTCGGCACGTAGACTTCGAACTGATCGCGTTCGAGATGCCGGCGCACGAGGTCTTCGCGCTGCGACATCGCCACCGCGACGGTCCAATAGGGTTCGGTCATCCGTTCCAAATCCCTCTCACACTCTCCCTATAGGGTAGAAGACGGAACGGAACGGCCCGCAGTGACTCGCAATCGTGGATGCGGTCCTGCGGCTCCCGTCCCATGTTTTTTTGCGAAATTGGTTTTTGTTTTCCGTTGGTTGGTTGAAAATCGTATCGCGCGTTCCGCGACCGTTCCAACGCGCAGATATTCGGCGCTCTTAAAGTGGTTTGGTAAGAGTTGCCGTTCCAACTTTTCTGGAACGAAAGTTCCGTCATATCAGGTCGTCCTGCGCGTCATCGTAGGCGGGCTCGGGCGTCGAGCGCGGATGCAGTGCATAGTCGCGGGCGAGAGCCTTACCCGCTTCTGTTAATTGATATTTTTCGTTGCGGGTCTGGCTCATCAGCGGCGGCTTGCGGCCCTTGATCAACCGCTCGACCACGCGATGAACCTTGCTTTTGTGCGGCTCGCCATTGCCGGCCAGCCATTTCAGATGCCGGGCAACGTCGGCGATCGATGGCCGCTGCGATCCGATCTGCAGATAGGCGGCAAGCACCGCGCGCTCTTCGTCCTCCGCTTTGTCCTGTTGCTGCTCTTCAGCATGCATGGTGATCGGCACCGCGCGCACCGTGGGAATGAGCCGGTTCTTGGTGTCGACCAGCTTCGGCGTGGTGATCGGCTCAAGCTGAAACGTCATCGGCTCGAAGCCCGGCCCGCGCATCTTGTTGTGATGCAGCCGGATCAGGTTGTCGTCGTGCTTCCAGACCGTCAGGTTGCCGTCGACTTCGGCGAGGAAGGCACCACCGCCACGCGGCAGCAACTGATCGGGCTCCTGCACCGACTTGGCTGGATGACACAGCACCAGCACGCACGGCCCGCCGGGAAGCTCGGTGAGCCGGCGCAGCTTGCGGGCATGCGCGCCCATCTGCGCGTTGCTGTTCTCTTCATCGCCGAGAAAGTAAGCCGCGCTGGTGTCGACGATGACGAGATCGACACCGCCGATCTGCTCGACGTGCGCGGCCAGCGAGGCGTACATCTGATTGATGTCGAACACGCCCGGCACAAAATAGATTCGATCTCCTAGTGGGTCATCGCTGCGCTTACTGTCGGCACCGATCACCCGCATGCGCAAGTCATCTGGATTCTCACCAACGAAATAGACGACGTTGCCTTTCTCGGCCTTGTGCAGTCCCACCATTGCGTTGCGGTTTGGGGAAGCGACTTGCTCGGCGACGCAGAGCGCGATCGCGGTCTTGGCGTGCCCGGTCTGCCCGGTGGCCGAGTAGACAAAGCGCCGTTGCAGCATGCCGTCGATCAGATATTCAGGCGGCAGAAAGCCCAGAACAAATCCGCGCTTAGGCAGCCACTTGACCGGCGGCGGCGGATCGCCCTGCGGGACTTCCCAAAAATCTGCCACGTCTTCGGTGTGATCGTGGCCGTTGGCGATCGGCATCTCAGCGATCGGCAGTTGATCGAGTGCCTCGCGCGTGCCGCCCTGCTCGACCCATGCGGTCAGGTCTTTGGCCGGGAGGTTCAACAGCGAGACGCTGGTCGCGATCGGCTTCAACCGCTTGGCGATGACGCGGGCGAGCGCGCCGCCCTTCATCGGATCGGCGTCTTGATCCGGCACCAAGATCACATTGGCCCCGGCGAAGAATTCATCGTAAGCGCCGCGCTCCCAGTGACCCTTGCCGGCGAGCCCCATCGCGGTTGTGGTCGTCACCAGCCCGAGAGACGTGCCAGTGTTTGCATCCTTTTCACCCTCAACCCAATAGACCGGGTGGCCGTTGGCGATCGCTTCGAGCATGTCGGGCAGGCGATACGGCACGAGCCGCACGCCGTCGAGATTGCTGATCCATTGATCGTCACCGGGGCGATCCAGATCGGGGCGGCGTTGCGAGAACCGTTTCGGATCGTAGCGGCAGACTTGATAGAGAACCGATTCCAGTTCGTCGGTGTAGTCATAGGCGCAGACGAACTTGCCGCGCTCTTGCTTGCCGCCGCTGCGCTGCTTCGGTCCTTCCTTCGGCGGCGGCTCGCCGGTGATGATCTCGACCGCCTGCAGGAACGTCACGCCGTCGAGAAACTCAACAAGGCTGATCGAGCCGTGGCCCTTGCCGCCGCAGCCGCGACAGTTGAAGACTTGTTTTTCCAGATCGACCGCGAAGCGATCGGTGCCGGCGCACTTTGGGCACGGGCCGGCCAGCCGGTTGCCGCGCCCTAAAAGCTTGATCTGCCGCGTGGCAAGAATCGCGCTGACGGGCTCGCCGCGCGCGCGCTCAACCCAGTCGCGGAATGCTGGTGTCATTGGCGATGCCCCGTATGTGCGACGCCCCAGCCCTCGAAGCCTTGACGCTCGAACCCAGCCGAGAACAGATCGGCCCGGCGCGCGCCCGGCGTTCGCTTGGCAAGCAGCGCATAAAATTCATCGGGCTTGCGCGAGTGTTCGCGTGCGAGCCCATCGAACTGTGAGGGGAAGCCAAGTCGGCCCGGTTTGCCCTTGGTGCAGATCAGGATCGGCTCGTGCATCGAGCGGGCGATGTAGCCGGTGCCGACGCGGACCTTGCCGTTGACCGTGCGCTTGATCCACACCGTCTCGGTCTTCGGATCGAAACCCCATGCCCGCGCGACGCGTTGCGCCTGCCCGGTGGCGATCGCCCATCCCGTCGTCCACAGAAACAGGAAGCCGTGCGCACCGAGAAGCTCGGACACCGGCAGCGCCTCGATCTCATCCAATGACATCAGCCGATAGCGTGCGATCGCGCCCTTGCCAATGTCCTGATTGCGCGCTGACCATGTCGTGAACTGCCACGGCGGATCGGCGACCACGACATCGAACGGCGGCAGCAATGGTGCGAAGGCGGTCATTGCTTCGCCCCCCGAGCCCGCGCCACCTCTTCCCACGAGCCGAACAGCGGTGTGGTCGCCAGCGCTGATGCCGGATTGATCAGCCCGGCGGTGTAGCTCCACAGCGCCAGCGCGTCGGCGCAATTGTCATCGGACGCTGACCAGCCGAGCATCTTGCATGTGGCCCACACCTTGCGTTTCGATTGCTCGCGGTTGAGCCGGCGCGTCTGAATGAAATGCGCGCGCACGTCGAGAACGTGCGCCGTGATCACCTCCGGAATTGCCGCTTGCTTCGCCAACGCGCGGACGATGCCGTGCAAGCCGGCGAGCCGGTGCTGCGCTCCGGTGTTGGTGGTGCCGAACCGCGCCAGTGGCGGCAGCAACGCCTCGATCGCGAGGATGTCTGGATGCTCGGAGCGTTCGAGGATGTCGGTGAACCAGTTGAGGCAGCCGACGAACAGCGCATCACTGGTCGAGCCCGTCGGCGCGAAGCGGATCGAGTGTGCCTTCGGCTTGCCGCCGGCGCGACCGATCGCGAAGCCGGTGACGGTGGCGATGTCGAGTGCCCAAATAAGAGGCTGATCCGTCATCTCGCCTCAAAAATTATGCGCGCAGAAAAAGTGCTGAGAGCGGAACGCTCTAGCGGGAAACGGAGTCGTGGTCGTGATGACGAGAGACGATGCGCCGTTGAATGAAGCGCGCAAGCAAAAATATTTACAAAATGATTCCGCCAAGGCTCCCCGTCACTTAACCGTCATGAAATGCTCGCTGTCGGACGAAGCGCTGTTGACGGTTGAAAATGCGCGTGATGAGGTCTTGAGCGGTCCCTGTAAGTCTATGGGATAGCTAGGAAAAACAACGCATTCTGTTTCTCTGGTCTTCTCTGGTCTTCTCTGGGCTTCTCTGGGCTTCGCGTTTTTTCGCACAAGGCGGGAACTGAATCGCAAGGCCGCGCGTCAACCTCTTTAAGGGTCATAAGAAATGACACAGGGAGTCGAGCAGTACCCGATCGGTAATCGCAGCGACTGGCTCGAACGTCGGCGCAAATACCTCAACGCGTCCGACATGGCGTGCGCCTTCGGTCTGCACGACTACAAAACACTGGCCCGGCTTACTGCCGAGAAGCGCGGGCTGGAAAGCGACGTTGACCCTGACAGCCCTTTGATCCGGCGCGGCAACGCGCTGGAAGACGACGCCCGGGACGAGATTCAAAAGCTGCACCCGAGTTGGCGCATCTCTCGCTGTGAACACCAGTTCGTCGACCCGGTCGCGCGCATCGCCTGCACGCCAGATTTCCTTGTGGTCGATCCGGATCGGCCCGGCATCGGTTCGCTGCAGACCAAGGTCGTGTCGCAGCCGGTGTTCAAGCGCAAATGGCCGGACGGCACGCCGCCGCTCGGCTATCTGTTGCAGCTTGCCACCGAGATGATGCTGGTGCCGGATTGCACATGGGGTGCGCTCGGCGCGCTGATCATCGGCGATTTCACCTTCGACGCCAAGGTGTTCCCGGTCGACCGCAACGCCAAATCGGAAATCCGCTTGCGCACCGCCGCCGCCGAGTTCTGGCGCGCGTTCGATGCCGGCGATCAGCCGGTGATCGATTTCGAACGCGACGGCGATCTGATCGCGCTCATGTTTCCGACAGAGACGCCGGGCAAGATCATTGATCTCTCGACCGACAACGCGATCGGCGATCTGCTCGAACGCCGGCAGATACTGAAGGACACCGAGAAGGACATCACCAAGCGGCTGAAGGCGTGCGAGGACGAGATCAAGCACAAGATCGGCGACGCCGAAGGCGCGCTGGTGCCCGGCTGGCGGCTGACGTGGAAGCTGCAGAACCGTGCTGAATACACCGCGCCGGCGACCAGCTACCGCGTGCTGCGCGTCGCCCGCAACGAACATGAAACCAAAAACATCGGGAGCAACGCGAATGCCCAGTGAAGTGATGGAGCGCGAAACCAAGTCGACCCCGGCGATCACCGTGCTGCGTGATCGCTTGCTGCAGCGGCGCAGCGAGATCGAGCATGCGCTGGACGGCTCGGGCATCAGCGCCGATCGCTTCATCCGCACGGCGATCACCGCCGCCACCTACCAGCCCGAGCTTGTCAGCGATGTTTCGTTTCAGTCGCTCTGGCAGGCGCTGCTCGAAGCCTGCAACGATCGGCTGTTGCCCGATCGCCGGCAGGGCGTGATCGTTCCATACAAAGGCAAGGCCAAGTGGCAGCCGATGTATCGCGGGCTGATCGATCGGTTCGAGCAGTCCGGTGAATACAAATGGATCGGCGCGAACCTTCATCGCGAGGACGATCGCGAGTTCGACATCTGGCTCGACGAGAACGGCCAGCACTTCCTGCATCGGCCCGGGCCGGGCAAGGGTAAGGTGATCGAGACTTACGCGGCAGCGATCACCAAGTCGGGCGGCTTCTTTGTCAGTGTCGTCAACGAAGACGAGATGAACCGCATCCGCAGCGTCTCGCGCGCGCGTGGCGACGATTCACCGTGGGCGCAGTGGACCGATCAGATGCGGCTCAAGTCCGCGCTGAAGCGGCTCTGCAAATTGCTGCCGGTGCCGCACGAGATCAACGAACTGATCACCCGCGAGGATGACGACGACGGCGAAGCGCCGGCCCGCCCGACGCTGGCGTCGCCGAAGCCAACACCGCGCCCGCGTGGTGCGCAGGCGGCGCTCGATCAGTTTGCCAGTGATGAAGACTGGGGCCCCGAGCCCAAGCAAGCGCCAGCGAAGACCGAGCAGCATGATCGGCAGACCGGCGAGTTGCCGATCGACCCACCGAAGCAAAAAGAGGATTACAAAGGCAAGCCGGTCGATAACAGCCAGCCGGTGCCTATGGTGTTGATCGACACCGCCTACGAGCGCGGCAAGGAAGCCAAGCGCACCGGCATGAAGCGCACCGCACTGCCGGGCGAGTACCGCGAGCCGGGCCGCGAGCCCGAAGTCGACGCGTGGCGCAAGGGTTGGGACGGCGAGCCGTCGGGTGGGCCATGAGCAAGCGCAGCTTGGATGACGACGATACTGATGGCAGTGAAGTCAAGTTGCTCTCGCCGAAGAATGCGGCGCGGCAACTGGGGCTGAGCATCTCGCAGATTTATCGTTTGGTAGAACGAAAAAAACTCGAAATGCTGAAGCTCGGGCGCGCCGTGCGCGTCACGCAGGGAAGCATCGACAACTACATCAAGAGTCTGCCGCGCAAGTGAGAAAGGCGTGTCATGCTTCGCTGGTCTTTCGCACTAGCGGCTGTCCCGGCGATCGCGATCGCGATTGCCAGTAATGGCGGCAGCAAGCCGCCGCCGTCGCCACCGGAGTCGATCGCGCCGCTGCCGGTGGTGACGCAAGTGATCCGCTCGGCGCGGCTCGATGATGAAACATTCTCTCGACGGTGGCAGTGGGTTTTCGAGAACACGCCGGCGATCGAGCAAGAGGTTCGCCCCGCTACTTCACAGGGACGCGTGGCGGACGCGGTGCCGGTGGAGGACGCGGGCCGCATACCCCGTTCGCCCCGGCATCGGCTCATCGGGTCAATCTCGCGCGGCGGTGATGTCTGCGCCCGGCACGGGATGCACCGGGTGAGCTACACGAAGCCGAACGGCTGGAAATATTGGAGGTGCCGCCGATGACTCAAACCCTCCGAATGACGACGCCAGCAAAGGAAATGGCGCGGCTTGAGTTTCATCCGCTGGCGAATGTGCTGCCGCTGATCGAGGGAGTCGAGTTCGACCAGCTTGTTGATTCCATAGTGGAGAACGGGCTGCACGATCCGATCATCATCTTTGAAGATAAGATTTTAGACGGGCGCAATCGTTATCGCGCTTGCCTCAAGGCTAACGTCGAACCGCGCACTGAGACATTCACCGGCAACGACCCGGTGGCGTTCGTGATGAATCGCAATCTGCACCGTCGTCATCTGACCACGGGGCAAAGGGCGATGGCGTTGAAAAAATTCGCAACGCTAAGGGACGGGCGACCTTGGCAAAAAATAACCAGCGGAATTCCGCCGGTTAAAACCCGCGCCGAAGTTGCGAAGCTTGCGGGCGTTCCTGATGAAGCCATCAGCGACGCCAAGACCATCGAGGCCGAAGGCACGCCCGATGAAATTGCCGATGTGAGCAACGGCAAGCGGGCGATCAGCACGGTCGCCAACGAAGTGCGCAAACGGCGCGGCGGTCGCCAAAAGGGCTCGACCGCCCACAAGACCAAGCTCGCAATTTTCGGGCGCGCGATTTCATCGCTTTGCAACATTTGCGAAACCGCCGCCGAACTGGAAATTCCGAAATTAGACGCCGAGCAACGCAAAACCATCGGTCAACAATTGATGGAGGCTCAAGGAGCGGTGCGCGAATTGCGCCATCGCATCACCAACAATGAGGGAGGTCGCGCGCATGGCTGAAAAATTCAGCGAGAAGAATCAGCGAATAGAATGGCTACCAAACAGACAGTTATCGGTGATTTGGATTCAATCGCAGCGCCCTTATAAGGAAACACGCGCGCGCAGGATCGCCGACAATTTCGACCCTGATCGTTTTGACCCGATCCGCGTCACGTTGCCGAACGGCAAAGGCGAGTATCACATCGTTGACGGTCAACACCGCAAGGCGGCGGTTGAAATGCTTTGGGGAAGCTCTGAAAAAGTCCCCTGTATCGTGCTGGACGCCGAGAATCCCGCAGAGGCGGCCAAGCTGTTCGACGGCATCAACGGGTTGCGGTACGGCGTCGATCCGGTTGCCAAGTTTAAGGTGCGAGTGACGGCTGTCGAGCCGGTCGAAGTGGCGATCAACAAGATCGTCGAGCATCGCGGTTATAAGATTTCCGGCGGTCGCAGCGAAGACCCAAAACACGGTCGCAGCATCGGCGCAGTCGGCGCATTGATAGCCGTTTACACCGCGCACGGCCCAAAAGTTCTAGACGATATTTTGCAAATTCTTTCTGCGACTTGGCCGTCCGATCCATACGCGACTAGCTCAAGCATCATTCGCGGATACGGTTCGTTGCTTGGCGAGTTTGGCAGCAAAGTCGATTGGGGTCGCCTCAAGGCGGTGATCGCCAACAAATACACGCCCGGCAGCTTGCTGACCCACGCCCGCGAACAGCGGCACACCTATGACATTCCGATGGGCGACGCGGTCTTGCGCGTGATACTGGCGCGTTACAATCGCGGCTTGCCAGAAGCGAAACAACTCAAGCGTGGAGTCGCCCGTGCGGTCGCGTGAGGCGCGGTTTATCGGCCACGGCAATTTTGCGCAGGGCGAAGGGCACTGCCGCATAAACGCTTGGCGGCTGACGTGTTCGCAGTGCCGAGACATCAAGGTGATAGCGATGCCGCACGGCGACCTTCCGCCAAATCTGCTAATCAAAAAATTCCATCAGGCGGGCTGGATTGTTGGCAAAAAAACAACAGGCGACCTGTGCGGCGCGTGCCAGAAAAAGCAAAAGCAGGGGCAAGTGGTTGCGATGCCAGCCCCGGCACCAGCCCCAACAATTGCGGCACCGCCGCCAGCTAGACCAACAACAGAACCGCCGCCAGATGACGGCGTCATCACCATCACCGTCCTTAGATACAAGGAACTAACGGCGGCGTGGCGCTTAAGGCGCGCTGGTATTGAACCGCTCAAGGACGAAGTGTTGATAAACATTCACGCCATGTTGTGCGCAGGCCAGATCGACGATGCACGGCGGGCCATTGAGGCATATTTGCCTGATGCCAAAGCGATCGCCAAAGTGACCGCCAAAGCGCCCCGCATTTCACCAGCGGAAATCATCCAGCGCGACGACACCTTCGACGAATGGTTGAACAATTTGGAAAAGAATCACCGTGCGAAAGGAGGGGCCGCGCAATGAGCAAGAACAGGCACACGCTCGGCGACGCGCCGATCGAGTCGCAATATCAGCGGAAGATGAACGCGCTGGCGAAGGCGCTCGATGAGCAGTTCAACGGCAATGCCAAGGGCAGCGCCCGCAAGACCGGGTTTGTGCTGATGGTGTTTCCGTTCACCGGCGAAGGCGAAGGCACCGATGGCCGCTGCAACTACATTTCGAACGGGGCCGATCGCAAAGACATCGTCGTGCTTATGAAAGAGATGATAGCCCGCTTCGAAGGGGCACCGGAAGCGAAAGGAACGGCGTGATGGCCGGCAAGGAATTCTTTGTGATCGACGGTGACGGCTTCGTCTCATCGGTTCCCGGGGAGTGGCGCGAGTCTGAGCCGGAAGCTTTTGGCAACCTCCGGTCAGCGACCAAGCGGGCACGCGAGCTTGCCCAGTCAGAGCCCGGGCGCACCGTCGTGATCACGCAGGCGGTTTCGTATGTGACCTGTCCCGAGCCGCCAAAGACCCGCCCGCAAATTGTAATGCGCAAACTGTAACAATGGAGGACGCAAATGATCATCACCACCGAGAAGCTCAACGCCGCAAAGGCGGGTGTCGACAAGCTGATCGAGCAAGGGCAAGTGCTGTTCGGCGACATCACCGAGACGACGCAGGACCGCGAACGGTTGTTGCAGGAGATCGAGCTTAACAAGCAGACCATCAGCCATCTGAGCGAGGAAATACTGGAGTTGGAAGCAAGGCTCGGCGACGCGCTCGCGCGACTCGAATCCATTTCCACGACAGCGCAACTTGATGCCTATGCGTCGGTCCCGCGCAACGGTCGTGCCGGGGCTCTCGGCGTCGCTGCACTGGAAAAGCTCGCGGCCACGCGGACCAACGGGCAGAACTAATGACCGCGCCGCTGCGTCGCTATCTGCTCAACCACGAGATCGCAATCGAGGCGCGCCGCATCGCGCACTTCGCCACCAAGACGTGTTGCCGGCATGACGTGTCCGGGCTGCCGCCGGACAACGACGACGAGCATACGAAGAACTGTAACGAACTGAAGCGCCAGATCATGGCGCTGGCGATGAACATCAAGCTCGCCGCGCTGCAGGCACCAGTGAGGCCGGCACCAGCGCCGCCGGCTGCGAACCTCAACGTCGAGGACAGATACAAGTGACCGAGCGCACCGATCACGATCGCTACATGGACATGCTGGCAACGGAGATCGGCGAAGTGCTTGATGGTGTCCCGCTGCAAGATGTCATCTCCGCGTGCGCCGCTATCATCGGCTTCACGCTCGCCGAAATGACCGACGACCAAGCAAGGCGAGAAGCGGTGTTGCAGACCACCATCGCGTTCATCAGGAAAGTTTGCGCCGAGAAGGTGATGGATGGGCACCGACTTTGATCCGGTGAAGGCAATGCGTGAGGAGATCGCCGGGCTCAGCGATGTCAGCCGGGTGATGCTGCTCCGCGAGCGCGAAGCCGAGAAGAGGATGGCCGAAGCCGAGTCCGAATATACAGCGCTAACCAAGATCAATGGCTTCATGCGGATCATGCTGGACACCGCACGCGCCAAGCTCCGGGCGCTAGAGGATGAAGCCGAACGGACGGGACCACAATGAGTCAGATTATTCGCCGGCCCGAAGTTGAGCGCCGCACCGGGAAATCAAAGGCGGCGATCTACGCGCAGATGAAGGCCGGCGCATTTCCGCGCGCGGTGAAGATCGGCAGCCGCGCGGTGGGTTGGATCGAGGAAGAGATCGATCGTTATGTCGAGGCCAAGATCGCCGTGCGCGATCGCAATGTGGAGGAAGCGCGATGAGAAAGGCTGGTAAGGGTTTGCAGAAGACTGGCAGGGCTATCAAGCTCGTCGACGGGGGCAATAGGCACGTCGCCCGGAAGCTCGCCGGGAAGCGGGCAGAGCCCGTTAACATCTTCGATCGGGTGCGGGCGCTGGACGAAAGCGCGCGCCGGCACATGGCGCATATCATAGAAGAAACCGTGCGGCCCGAAACCGATCGCAATCTCGGGCGCGTCGAGAACTACAAGCGCTTGCTGGAGTCCGGCGAAGCCGCGAAGGTGCAGCAAGTCATCGCCGCAGCCCACTATCGGGACGGGCTCGCCGATGTCGCGATGCGGCAGCATATCGCCGAACTGATCGACCAAGGCCGCGAGCAGGAATTGACCACGCAGCTTCGCGCCTATGCGGTGATGCATCTCATCACGCCGATGCAAGTCATGCGGCGGCGCGACTCCGACTCAGCTTGATCACTTGCTTGCCGGTGACGTAATCGGCCCAACGATCCATCAGGTCGCGGCGCTTTTCGAAGAACGTGACCTGATCCTTGTATGCGGCTTCGGCCTTATCGGTGGAGAAAACCCGGTGCGCCAGCGTCGTCTCGATCACGTCTTTCTCGAAGTGCAGGACGTTGCTGACGTAGCCGCGAAATGCCGAGCGCATGCCGTGGACGGTGAAGGTGAGCTTGGCGTCATTGAGCAGCCGCGACATCGCTGTGGTCGACATCCGCTTGCTGCCATCGGCGAACTCCGACGCAAACACCGGATCGCTCGGCCCGTGCCCGTTCAGCTTCAGCGCCTGCACCCGCATCAGCACGTCGATCGCCGCGTTGCTCAGCGGAACCTCGAACGGCTTGGGATCGTCGGCGTCGGCGGTCTTCACCGCCGGCACCGTCCAAACCCGGCGCTTGAGATCGACATCACCCCAAAGCATCGAGCGCTTGTCGATCGGCGAGCCCTTGTGGCGCGCGCCGACAACGTCGCCGGTGCGGCACACGGTGAGGATGACGAATTCGAGCGCGAGCGCGGCGACCGCGCGATGCCAGCGCCGCCGCAGATCGGAGACGAACGCCGGAAGCTCGGTGTAGTGGATCGCAGAGTATGGTTTGTTCTTGCGCACCTTTTTGAAGGTGGGCAGCGTGTTGCAGATGTATTGCTTATGGGCGACCGTATCGATGCTGTTGGTCGCGGACTTGATCACCGCCTGAATGCGTTGCTGCAGCTTGCGCGCCGTCTCGAATCTCTTCTGCTTCAGCAGCCCGCCGATGATGCTGATGATGTCGTCGGTGGTGATCGCACTGATGAGCTTGTCGCCGATCACCGGCAAGGCGTGCAGTTCGAGCATCCGCTGCCAGCCGTGGCGCGGGTGTTGCTGCATCATGAAGTCGAAGCGCTGGCGAAAGGTGGCCGCGCCGCCGGCCTTGGCCTTGAGCTTGTCGCGCTCGACGATCGGATCGCGCCCGGCGTGGACCGCCTCGCGCAGCCGCTTGGCTTCCACGCGCGCGGCCTTGAGCCCGAGCTTGTGCGCCGAGCCAAGCCCCATGTCGCGGCTCTTGCGGGTGACCGGGCTGCGATAGCGGAATATCCACGACACCGATCCGGAGCGCGCGACTTGCAGATAAAGCCCGCCGCCGTCGTGCAGCATCTTCGGCGTCTTGACCTTGCGCCTGATCTCGCCGTCGACTGCGCCGGGGGAAAGAAGCTCGATCGCCATCGCTCAAACCTCCGTGCAGTCGATGAGCAGAAACTTGAAGACCTTGCCGCTCTTGTCGAGCCGCACATGGGCGATCTCGCGCTCGACGGCGGGCTCTGCCGTGTCGCGGCGGGTGCCGTCGGTCAGCGGGAAACTTTTGCCTTTGGTGATCTTGGCGACCTCGCCATATCGATCGCCGCGCATCCACGCGTCGGTGTAGGCTGGAATTTGAACACGCACGGCGGGGATTCCTTTCGCTCGGTTTTGACCCATAACCTCACCCATAAAATTCGGTTGAGCAGCCCAGAGAAGCACAGGCAAGCCCAGAGAACAATTATGCGAGAAAACGCGATGCCACAAGGCTTTTTCACTTTCGCAGTGGACTGCCTGAGACTTACCAAGACCACGGCGGCATGCCCTACAAGGGGCGCACGCGCGCGGGCTAAGTCCTTTGGCGCGAAGGACTTTTTCGACTTAGACGAAAGCTCGACCCATACTGCGACCCATACTTGGATCGAGGTTGCCGCGCGCCGCTGGTGCCTCGCCTGCGGCAGCTATCAAGCCCGCTCGGGCGGCGTCTGGCGCGACAGCCTTGTCGGCCCGTGGCCGGGCTATAGCCGGACGGACACGGCAGCCCACGGGGGTGCGCGATGAGCGATCGCCCGCCGTTCATGGGGCGCTATGCGCTCGCCATCCGCGACATCCCGATGCCGAACCGGCTGCGCTATCGCCCGGTGAGCGAGACAGGCTTCCCGGTGCCGTGGTTCGTGGACTGGATCAACGGCAAGCCCGACTTCCGCGTGATGGACGCCGCGAAGTGGTCGCAGGCTGTGCGGCAGGATTTGTGCTGGCTGTGCGGCCAGACGCTCGGGCGCTTCAAGGTGTTCGTCGCCGGGCCCATGTGCGCCGTCAATCGCACCAGCGCCGAGCCGCCGAGTCACCGGGAATGCGCCGAGTATGCGGTGCGCGCTTGCCCGTTCCTCGCGCGCCCGCGCATGCGCCGCAACAGCGCCGATCTGCCGCCGGACCACCTTGAGCCGGGCGGCATCATGCTCGATCGCAACCCGGGCGTCGCGCTGCTCTGGGTCACGCACGACTATCGGGTGATCGGCACGCACGGCGGCCCGATCATCAAGATGGGCGAACCGATCGAGATCGTCGCTTATGCGGAAGGGCGGCTTGCCACGCGCACCGAGCTTGATGCGTCGATCATGTCGGGGCTGCCGCTGCTCGCAGAGCAATGCGACTGCGATGACGACAGGCAGGCGCTTGCCGCCGCGATGGATCGCGCCAGCGCGTTGTTCAAAGAGAAGCTGAAGGTGGCTGAGCGGAACGACTCAATGATGAGCCGTTCCGTTTAGCAACTATGGAGAACACCATGCGAAAACTTGTCTTAGGCGCTGCAGTGGCAGCGTCGCTTGCTACGTTCGCACTGCCGCTGCCAGCGCAGGCGGCAATCATCGATACCTTCGGCGGGCAGACTTGGACGGTTGACGGCGGCACCCTTCTCTCTCTGGGTGGCGTACCGTCCGGTAACCAAGTCCAGAACGTTCCCTGCATCATCTGCGGAGCGAACCAGCCGAACCAGACCAACTTCGGCTTAAACTTTGGTTACACCGACTTCGGCAATACCGGCAACACAGGCAACATCGCCTACTTCTCGTCCGGTATCCTCCGCGACACGGTGCTTGGTCAGGACACGATCTCGGTAACGAACTACAGCGGTACGCAACTGATCAATTTGTTGACCGCTCTCGGCGATCCAAGTCTGACCTTCAGCATTGGCATCGACGTGAATGACACCGGCACCGCGCAGACGCTGGAGTCGTTCTACTTCCTCGACCTGACGACGCATTCGGTGATCGCGGCATACTCGCCGCAGCCGGGCGGCACGTTGATTCCGTCACTCAACAACGGGACGGGCTTCCCGGACTATACGTTGAACGGGCTGACGCTGGCTGGCCTCAATCCCAATGATCAGTATGCGTTCTTTGCGCGTATCAGCGGCGCGAACGATGGACCTGACTCGTTCTTCATCGTCCCGCAAGTGGCGGCGGTGCCGATTCCTGCCGTCGGTGCCGGCTTGCCGGGACTGATCGCGGCGTTTGGCCTCGTCGCCTTTGCTCGCCGTCGTCGTCGCGCGTTGGCGTAACAATGCGGGAAGCGTGCTGCTTTAAGGAAGGCTGCACAAACCCGGCGGTGCTTCGCGGGTGGTGTCTTGAACACTACCCGCGATGTCATTGCGGGCAACTCGTGTTCGCGCGCGATCTCTGCACCGCTCATTATCAGCAATGGTACGCGCACGGCGATCGCGATGCGAAGTGTACGGTCGAAGGCTGCGATCGAAACACTCATGCACGCGGGCTCTGCGAAAAGCATCTGAAGCGGTTCTATCGTTGGCAGAAGCAAGAAACCGAAAACGTCGGAAAATAATTATTTTCGGCTTCGGCAACGCCTGATCCATCGATGCTCTCGCACTTCAACTTTGTTAATTCGTTTTCAAAAACGCCCGTTGATCCTAGAGTCAAGTGCGCGAAAATTTTTTGCCGAGCTAATAAACATCGGCCTTCGCGCGATCGCGATTCAGCAAAACCGAAAAAACCGCGGACCCCATTTGCTAGGATGGTGTCACGTCGCGAGCAATGACGTTCGCGGCGGGTTGTTTGAAATGTGAATCAAACAGAAAGAACCCGGAGCGCTGTCACGCCCCGGGTCAAGGAAGCTGCAAACCCAATAGGAGAAAGCCTAACATGACCACTCTACCACTACGCGAACGCCGACACCAGCAAGCGCTTAAAGATCGCACCCGGCTGGAACGGCAACGCGACGAAGCACTCGACAAGCTCGCGCGCATCACCGGCAAGCTGAAGACGGTGAGCCGATCGATCGAGCGATACGAACGAACGCCGACGCCCTTGGCTGCAACGCCCACGGTGCCGGCGAACGTCGAGCCGCCGGCGTCGACACCAGTGCCGCAAGCAGCCGCACCAGTGACCGCGCCGGCGAGCTTGGACGAAATCCCGACGTTCCTCGATCGCCGCAAGGCTGCAGAGGAAAGGGACGCTGCAGCGCGCGCCGCGATCGAAGCGGCGAACGCCGAGCAGAAGAAAGCGAAAGCCCGCGTGCGGATCGAAAAGCTCAAGGTGCGGCAAGAGAAGCTGCACGCGAAGCTGACCGGGGCGACCCGGGCGATGCCGCTCACCGGGCGGGCTGCGCTCGAAAAGATCAGAGCGGGATAAAGTAAGGTTACAAACACGGCAAAGCCGCCCTTCGGGGCGGCTTTTTTCTTGTGTTTTCAGGCACTTAAGAAAGGTGAAAAAAGTCTGCCCCACCTCTTGCGTGTCACTTCATGTGACATTAGGTTGTGGGCTGTTGATGAGTTGTTTGGTTGCCCCGGCGGGGCGGAAAGGACGAGATCGAAACCACTGGTTACCGGCCACGAGCCACGCGGGACAGGGCAGTCAGCACCGCGAAAAGCACGATCCGAAAAGTGCATGCAGACCATACCGCCCGCGTCGACTTCTCTGGAACGTAAACCGAGAGATAGATGCTCCCCGCACCACCGGCTGAGACACGCCGGCGAGTCAGTCGGGGCAACAACAAATCTACAATTCAAACGTGAACAGTAAGCGGGGCCTTCGGGCCCCGTCATAGTGTTCATCCGAACACCGCGCCTCGCAACGGCGCAACTCAAATGGAGAACTGAAAATGACTGCTCAGCTAAACGAAGTTGAATGCACGATCGCGGACGCGGCTGTGCTGCTCGAACGGCAACTAGACAAGGGACGCCCGGTGATGATGTGGGGCCCTCCCGGCGTCGGCAAGTCGGCGATCGTCTGGCAGCTTGGTGCCAAGCGCGACCGCAAGGTGATCGAGTATCGCGCCAACTTGCGCGAGCCGGTCGACGTGCGCGGCATCCCGGTGCCTGATCTCAAAAGCGGCGTCACCCGCTGGCTGGTGCCGGACGAACTGCCGCGCGCCGATCGCGATGGCGAGTTCGGCTATCTGTTCCTCGACGAGATCAACACGGCATCGCCGCAGATGATGGCGGTGCTGTTCGGTCTTGTTCTCGATCGGCGCGTCGGCGAATACGAACTGCCGCCGGGCTGGCAGATCGTCGCCGCCGGCAACCGCGTGAGCGATCGCGCGGCTGCGCAGCGGATGCCGACGGCATTGCGCAACCGCTTCTCACACTTGACCGTGCTGCCTGACGTGAACGCGTGGGCGGTGTGGGCGAACGGTGCCGGCATCGCGCCGGAAATGGTGGCCTTCATCCGGCTGCGCCGCGAACTGATCCACCGCATGCCGCGCGGTGATGAGAACGCCTTCCCGACACCGCGATCGCTGGTCGCGGCTGCGGACTTCGTCGACGTGCCGAGCCTCTCGATGCGTCAGAAGCTTTTCGCCATGCACGTCGGCAACGATGTCGCTGGCGAGTTGAACGGCTTCATCGAGCTTTATCAATCGCTCGGTTCGCTCGACGACATCATCGCCGATCCCGACAAAGCGACGGTGCCCACCGAGCCTTCACAACTCTACGCGGTTTGCACCGGCCTTGCCCGTCTCGCGACGCGCAAGAACTGGGCGCAAGTCGTGAAGTATGCCGAGCGGCTGAAGGGCGAGCATCAAGTGTTGCTCGTGCATGACGCCGTGATGCGCGACCCGAAGCTGAAAGAGACGGCAGCCTATAGCAAGTGGGCCGTCGCCAATCAGGGCGCGCTCTTGCAATCGTGAGCAGTAAGGGCGGCGCTACATGCGCCGCCCCATAGTGCCCACAAGCGACACTCGCCGGCGCAACCGGCGCAAACCCAAATGGAGTCACAATCATGAACGCGAAAAAGATCGCCTCGCCGCTGTCGCGGAAGGCAACGCTGGTGTCGGTCGACATCAGCCAATGGACGGCCCGCAAGCTCGACAAGCGGGTGACCGACAAGGTCAACCGCGATCACCACGCCAGCGACGACGCTGGCCGCTACCACAAGCTGCTGATCGAGGCGAAGCGCTTAGAGTCGATCAACTCGATCGTCGCGCAGGCGCGCCGGCTGCACTACACGATGACCAAGCCGTGGGCCGATGAGGGCCTGCGCATCCTGCCGAACGTACTGCACGAAAAGTTTGCGGAGCAGTTCCGCAACCTGAAGCGCGAATTCGATCAGGCTGCCGACGACTTTTGCCGCGACTATCCGACGTTCATCGCCGAGCGCAAGCGCGCGCTCAACGGGCTCTTCAATCAATCGGACTATCCGGCGGTCGAAGAGATCAGGAGCAAGTTTCGGCTGACGACGAAGACGTTTCCTCTGCCTGAGAGCGACGACTTCCGGTCTGACGTTCTCGATGCCGACACCGTCGAAGACATCAAGGCCGAGCTTGCCGAGACTAACGATCGCGTGCTTGCCGATGCGATGACGCACACGGCGAAGCAGATCGGCGAGGTTGTCGGCCACATGGCCGAGAAGCTGAAGAACTACCCCGGCCAAAAGCCGGCCAAGGGCAAAAAGGCAGGCAAGGGTTCGCGCAGCTTTTTCTCTTACTCGCTGGTCGAGAACGTGAGAGAGCTTGCCGAGCTTCTGCCGGCCTTCAATCTCGACAACAACCCCGATCTTGCTGCGGTCACCGATCGCATCAAGAAAGAGCTTTGCACCGAAGACGCAAAGACGCTTCGCGAAAACGAAGGCGTGCGGAAGAGCGTGGCGAAATCAGCCGACGATATTCTGCGCGATGTTGAAAGCCTGCTCGGCTGAGAGCGCGCCGGTCGCAACCCGGCGCTTTTTTCAAACCCAAATGGAGACGACAATGCCAACGATCGACACTGCGGCGGCGCTGGCCGCCGAGCGCGTCAGCAAGGCGCGGCAAGAACTGATCCTGACCCGCACGTTCTACGGCGTGCTGGTGAGCCAAGTGCTGGCGGTCGCATCGCGGGATTTCCCGACGATGGCGACCAACGGCAAACAGCACTACTACAACCCGGACTTCATCAACGGGCTGCGCCAAGTCGAAGTGCTTGGCGTGCAGGCGCACGAAACCGAACACGACGCGCGCCGGCATCAGACCCGGCGCGGCACCCGCGACCCGGACGAGTGGAACGTGTGCTGCGATCTCGCGATCAACCCGGACCTGATCAAGGCCGGCTTCACCCTGCCGGAAGGCGCGCTGCTCGAATGGCGCTTCGAAGGCATGTCAGCCGAAGACATCTACCGCACCCGCGAGCTTGAGCGGCAGCCGCCACCGCCGCAGCCGCAGCAAGGCGACGGCGAAGCGGACGAAGACGACGACGCCGGCAAGCCCGGCGACGAAGACAACGATGCCGGCGACGAGGGCGACGACACCAGCGACGAAGCCGGTGAGCAGCCCGGCGACAAGGCCGACGGAACCGACGGCGACGATGCCGACGGCGACGAAGGCGGCCAGCCGGGCGCTGGTGAGCCCGGCGAGGGCGAGGGCGGCGAGGGTAGCGGCGGCTCTCAGGAAGCCACTGGCGAGGCTGCCGGCGAAGGCGGGCAGGCTTCCAGCGGCGACCCGGGCCGTTGCGGCGAGGTTCTCGACGCGGCACCGGACGCCGCCGAGCGGGCCGACGAAGACGCGAAATGGGAGCGCGTGGTGCGCGAGGCCGCAAGCCTCGCACGCAAGCGCGGCGAGCTTCCGGGGCACGTCACCCGGGAGATCGAGCGCAACGATCACCCGCCGCAAGACTGGCGCGAGACTTTGCGCGCCTTTTTCGACGGCGGCGCGGTGACGACTGAAACGTGGTCGCGGCCAAATCGCCGCTTCATCGGCTCGGGCTTGTATCTGCCCGGGCGCGAGCGTGACGGCGTCAACCGCGCGGCGTTCTTGGTCGACACGTCGGGCTCGATGGACAAGATCGCGCTCGCGGCGATCGGCGTCGAGGTACAGGCTGCGCTCGATGAAAACATCATCGACGAAGTCGTGGTGATCTACGGCGACACGAGAGTGACGCGCGTTGACACCTACCGGCCCGGCGACGAATGCGAGTTCGATCCGCGCGGCGGTGGCGGCACAGTGCTGGCCCCGCTGTTCGATCACGTCACCAACGAAGTCGACGCCTCGCTGATCGTCTGCTTCACCGACGGTTACACCGACATCAACAGCAACAGCCCCGAGCCTGCTTGCCCGGTGCTGTGGGCCTTCACCGGCCTTCCGCAGGAGGTTCGCCGGCACATGGCGAACGCGCCTTGGAACGCTGCCGCGATCGATGTCGGATCGCACTGACCACTGCAGGGCGGCATCGCAAGGTGCCGCCTCACAGTGTTCATCCGAACACTGCCGGCGCAACCGGCTATCAAATGGAGAACGAAAATGCGCTTACTTATCGCGACCGGCATCGTTGCCGGACTTCTGGCTGGCCCAGCGATCGCCGACGACAAACTGAACCAAGCCGCCGACATGGCTGCGTTTGCAATAGCCTGCCCCAGTCACTGGAATCGGCTGCCGCCTCGAACGCAGCGGATCATCGTCGGCATCGGAGAGGACGCCGGTCGCAGCTACGACAAGGAAACGATCGAGAAAGCCGTGCGCGAGGCATACGCCAACGGCTACGACAAGCAGGGCGAGCGCTGGTGCGTGTCGATGCAAAAGATGCTGACCGACGCTGGAAACTTTTAACCGCCCGCCGCAAACGGGCTCAATCTCAAATGGAGAACTACAATGTTGAAACTATCTGAAAGGGAATTGCGCGTGATCGTCGACGCGCTGACTCAGTATGTCGACAACGCGCAGGACATGGACGACCAGCCGGCGGGCGTCGCGATCGCCGAGCGGCTCACCGATGCGCTGATGCCCATCGCCTACCCGATGAGCGTCGACGCGATGCTGACGACGATCGCCGCCGTGCATGGCGATGACGACTCTATGGCGGTGCATGAGATGATGGCAGTTGAGATGGCCGACAAGGCGAAGCGGAGGGCGGCGCGATGAAGCGAAAACGCAACGAATAGCGATTTTGTTGTTGCCCCCTGAAAATTAAAATCCCCGGTCGAGCTTCACGCTCACCGGGGATTTTCCTTTTTGTGCTGTCTTTGCAACGCCTTGTCGCCAGCACTTGATGCGACACCGAGTCACAAATTTTTCATCACGCGCGCCCGACAGTAGTATCCGAAACAAGGGCGACGCGCGTTTGCTCTATTCCTTTGCAATGCGGACTGGGAATGCGCACGGCACAGTTTGTGAGACGCTCGCGCGCGAAGCTCAATCTGACGCAAGCCGAACTGGCAAAGGCACTTGGGCTCGAACGCCGCAGCATCATGCGATACGAGAAGGGCAGCCCGTTGCAGCCGCATATTCGCTACGCCATCAAGTGGTTGGTCGCCCGCGACAAGCGACTCAAGCAACTGGCGCGGAAGCGAGCCGCACGCAAAGCCAGAATCAAAATCCCCGGTGAGCCGTAGGGCCCAGCCGGGGATTCGCTCGTGCGATCGCAACTTCGCGGTCGAGCCTCGCGCCCGGGCCAAATGGAGAATCCCGGTCGCCAGTAAGCTCTTGATGTAGGCGCGTTGTCGCCCCGTTGCAACGCTCTTTTGTGCTGCGTCGCGAAAGCTGCGCAACATCTTGCACAGCTTCACCCTTGTCCACAAATTGTTAACTTGACGCCAACTTGCAGGGTGACATGGTGCGACACGATTCGAAACGGGAAGAGGGGCTAAGTGAGTACGGCAGAACTTTTCACGCCGATGCCTGATGATGCTGGTTTCGTGAAACGTGCGCGTGCGAAGCTCAAGCTAACCCAAGGCGAACTAGCTGAGCAGCTTGGGCTCGAACGGCGCACCGTGATGCGCTACGAAAGAGGCGACCAGTTGCCGCCCCAGACTCGCTTTGCGATCAAGTGGCTGGTCGCCCGGGACAAGCGAAACAAGCAGAGAGCCAAGGACCGCGAGCGCGGCGACTAGGAGCTAAGCCTGCGGATCGCGTCGCGCACCGCCTTCTCTCTCTCGGTGAGCCGCTGCAGTCCCTTGCCGAAGCGCTTCATCGCCGCGTCCATATCCGACTCAACCATCATCACTTCGAACAGCGTGCAGAAATGTTTCAGCACCGCCTGATCGAGCGCGGCGTCGAGCAGTTCGTCGGCGGGTGCCATGCTCACCGATCCTTCGCTAACTCTAGCCATGTGTACCGCCCGACAACGCCGTCGACGACCAAGTCGCACTTGTATTGGAACGCGCACACCGCCTGCTCGGTGCCCGGCCCAAAGTCGCCGTCGATCGGGATGATGTGACCGGCGTCGACCAGTTGCCGCTGCAGGATTTCAACCGCCGGCCCCTTCGCGCCCTTCTGCAGCACGGGAAAAACCGGAACGGCAGAGGCAGACACCGGCGGCAGCGGCGCATCTTCGATCTCCGCGCCGATGTCCCAGCGCGATTCGTCGTCGTAATATTCCGGCTCGTCCTTCACCGAAATATGCACATGCATGCTGTGCGGATTCGATCCGGTGTAGGTGCGCCACACCCATGCCTCATGATCCTGTCCGGTGCCGCTACAAATCTTCTCGTTGGAAATAATATATTTGATGCGCTCGTCTTCGCTCACGACCAGCGCATCGGCGAGCCCTTGCGACGGCATGCCGGACGCCGGATCGTTGGTGATGTCCTGCGCCGACACAACCCAAGTGTCGGTTTCGTCGTCGTATATCCACGGGTTGTGATCGCTGGTCGTGGTCTGGTGGCTGGCGTCGCCGATCCAGCCGTCGCTCGCCTTGTCGCGATCGGGCGCGAGCGCGTTCACTTGCTCGACCAGCACCGTAAGGCTTAACGCGCGGCGATCTGTCATTGTGTTGGACCTTGCCGGCAGTCGCGAATGTCGCTCACCAGCTTGCTGATCAACTCGACTTGCGACTTGTTGCGCTCGGCGCTGTTGCTGGCAACGGCACCAAGCACATAGGCCGCGAACCCAAGAAAACCGATGTTGACGATCAGCAATGCGATCGCGAGCGGGGTCGATCGCATTGCGTCGATCGCCACGCTCGCAACCTTGCCGCTGGTTTCAACCGGGGCCATCAAGCCGGCTCTTTGTCGTCTTCGTCATCGTCTTCGTCCGGCTCGGGCTGCGGCGTTTGCTGCGGCTTCGGCGGCTCGGTGATGGGCGGCTTCTGATCGGGCTCGCGCGGGTTTGGATGTTGCTGCATGATGTTTTCCTTTCGTCTGGGGTGAAAGCCACGCACGCAAAGCTGCGCCAACTCTGCGCCGCCTTTCCTCGCACTTGAGACAGGTCACGCCGGTTGCGTTTTTGCGATGAAGTCCTGCAGCGACAGCGGTGGCTGGCCTTCGATCGCGCGCAAGCGATTCTCGTGGTCGTAGATCACCGCCTGCGCTTGCGTCGGCTGCGGTGGGGCCGGCTCGGGCGGCACATACGGATCAGGCACGCCGCCGTCGTCGAGCCATGCCTGATACTCGACCCAGTCGCGGTTTGCCGGATCGTTCGGGATGCCCGCGCCGTCCGCTGTGCGGATCACCATCGAGTCGGTCGAAGTCAGTTGATACTCTGCCATTTCAAAATCTCGCATCCGCGCGCCAGTGAAACATTGCCGTTTGACCGAATACCGGCGTGCCAAGCGTCACGTCCAAGAAACCGCCCCAACCAATCGGCGACAAAACCGGCGGATTGCAAGCATAGCTGTCCACGCCCGGAGTCCAGACCCAACCGCCCGCACCATTGGACGGACTATAAATAGTCAACGTCGGCGTCCCTCGCTTTGGCACGGTGAACAATCCAGAGCCGGCAAAGCGCACGCTGTTGATCGCAACCACCGTCGCCCCGCCAACGCTGTCGTTGAGGCCATAGGGGCCCCACGATTGCTCTAGGTATCGCTTGCAAAGCTCAAGCTCCTGACTGCGTGGCCGCATGATCAGCGGCGACTGCGTTGGCGTCAGCGCGACCGCATCCGGCAGCACGACAACGCCACCGATCCGGAAAATGTCGCTGGTCGAAGCCACCGCGTTAACCTGTCCCGGCGCGGCGAAGTAATTGCCGGGATGCCAAGTGTTAACTGTCGGCGCGGTGTAGGTGCTACCGCTCGCCATTGTGAATGTAATGAGCAAGCCGCCCGTGTTGTCGATGGGCCAGACGCCGTTCGGACAGCCGGGGATGGTCACAACATTGAATTGCGCAATGTCTGCAACATTCTGCGTATAGGTCGTCACATAACTAAGCGTGGCGTTTCCGTTTCTTACGCCAACCGAATAGAGGCCCGGCCTGACATGCTTGCTCCAAAAGCCAATCGTCATCGGCTTGGCGTTGACGCCGCCCCACGCGAGCCGCGCAACACGATAGCCTTCGATCACTTGGTACAACGACACATAGTCACCCGTCGCAAGCGAAGCCTGCGCGGCGCTAACCAAGGCTTGAAAATTATATGGCAAGCCGGGAAACAATTGACCGAATGTCTGCCCAGCCGACAGCACCATTGTCCCGGCGGTGCTAAACAGCCAGCCGTCTACGGGGCGCGGCATCACTCCAACTTGATTGATTTCGAACGAGCCATTGATCTGCATCCCGTTGTAGGCGAGCGCGTCGAGCCCTGCTGCGGTGCCACCGGATATTTCATTCCATGCCGAACTGCGCCGCCCGTAAATCTTTCCATCTGTCGGTGCTTCCGGTACTGCACCGGGATCACCCTTTGGCCCCGGCGGCCCCGGCACGACTGACGGCGAGCCGGGATTGCCGATAGGGCCTTGCGGCCCTATCGGGCCGGGCGGTCCCTGCTCGAACGTCTGGATGGTGACGACTTCATCCTCTGCGGTGATGACTTCGACTGGCATCAGGATGACGCCTCTTTCATACGCTGTGCCATTGCCTCGGCCTTGCGCGTTTCCATTGCATCAAGACCAATGGCGACATCGGCTATCAGCGCATCGCCATCCGCCCACGGCATCAGCCCGCCATCGATGACGTTGCCGTCGCCCATGTAGGTGTGCCGCTTGCCCTGCGTGTAGACCTGTTCATTCGCCCCATCGGGCAGCGGCGGCAATTCAAAACCATAGTCGCGCAAAAATTCTTCTGGCGTGGCCGTGTACTGACCTTGCGCTGCGCGGATGATCACATGACCATCAGGATGACGATGAAATTCACCCATTGTTACCTCACAGCTTGATCATGAAATTCATGTAGACCGTTGGATCGAGGATCGGAAAAGGCGAGCCGCCGCCGCTATATGCGCTATTCAACCCCGGCAGCGGCCCCCATGTAGCGGCGTAGTATAATTGCGCCGCGCCGCTACCGCCCGCGATTTGCAAGTCGTGCAAGTGGGGAGCCAATTGCGCAAGGCTTTGTGTCGTCGTCTCCGCGCCGCCGTTCGAACCGAGAGCGTGCGCGCTCAGACCCGCGCCTGTGCCGGCAACCGCAAGCGAGCGGCCTAGTGCCTTCGGAATTACCAGCCGCCTGTTCGCAGTAAAATCCGCAGCGGAGTTCGCGCCGCGCGCGACGGTCGTGCCCGCGCTGTCCTGCACCACGAGAAACGAAATGTTGTCGTAGAGCAATTGATAAAGCGGCTGCGTGTCGGCATTGGCGCGCGTGGTGGCGTTCGATGCCGCGCTGCCGATTGAACCATCGTTTGCAAATATCCAGCCTGTTTGCGCGTTGACCTGAAACGTCGCCTTTGCATCGCCGGTTCGAAAGCCAGACAACCCGGCATCGCCAGCGTCAACGTACTGCTTGGTTGCTGCCTGCAGCGGCGCAGCCGGATCGGCGTACAACACCAGCGGCCCCGGCCCCGTCATTGCGTCGCCAGCACGCTTCACAAAGGCGATCTGATCCAGCACCGTCGCCGTCCACACCGTGCCGTCCCACTTGTATTGCGGCACGCCGGGCACAGCCGGAACGGGATAAAAATCGCCAACGGTTGGTGTGGCCGGAAAGTCGAGGTGGGCCATCAGAACCTCGCATCCGCAGTGGCGTGAACACCTAAACTGTGCCCAATAATTTCAGAATTAACGCCAGATGCCACGATAACAAACCCGCGCGTACTGGGATCACTCACCCCAACAGAAGCACAATCAGAGTTGTTTGCGAAATTGCGCACCAGTGAATTAGCAACCACTGGATTGCGTTGAAGAATGGTTGGGTTCGCACGCATCTCAACTGGAAATCTAGCAAGCAGCTTCGTACCAAATCCGCTACTGCCAACGCTGCTAGCTGTCAGCATACCGTCATAGGCTATAGGTCCGTACCCTACAGAGATGTTGTGCGGAAATGTCTTCCAATAATATCGCTGACACAGCAGCAATTCCTGATCGAACGGGCGCATGATCATTGGCGATTGCGCGGCGGTTGGTGCGCTCGTCCCCGGCAGCACGATGACGCCGCCGATCCGAAACACATCCGACGTTGAAGCGATGGCATTGATCTGGCCGGGAGCGCAGATATAGCTTCCAGTCACCCAAGTGTTCGCCGACGGCGCGGTGTAGGTCGTGCCGCACGCCATGCCGAAAATCACCGAGAGGCCGAGTCCGTTTGTGGAATCCCAAGCGCCGTCAGGGCATCCGGGGATCGTTACCGTGTTGAACTGCGGGACGTTGGCAACCGCGTGGGTGTAGGTGGTGCCATAGAAACGATCACTGGTGGCGTTGCGAGCAGCCACAGAATAAACGCCGGGTCTGGCGTGGTTCGTCCAGAATCCAATTGTGATCGGTTGCTTTAGAGTTGCGTTCCCCCATGCCAGCCGCGACACCCGATAGCCTTCGATCTGTTGGATCAGGCAAGCATAGCTTGTCGCAGCCATCACCGCGTCTGCCGTTGTGACAACCGCATAACAGGCGTTGCGTAGACCGGGAAACCATCCGGCGGCGATTTGCGCGCAGCCCATGACCGCAGGCCCGCCCTTTGCAAACAGCCACTGATCGCAGGCATATCCGGCGTTGGTGGCGTTGGTCACCTTCTCCTGCGAAACATCGAAGCTGCCGTTTATTTGAAGACCGTTGTAGGCTAGCGCGTCGAAAGGCGCAGCGGCTGAAGCGGCTGGCGCTGGCGTTGCCACCGCCTGCACCCATTGCGGCGCGCCAACCCCGTCGTTGTATCGGACGAACAGCGTGCCGGTGGTGCTGTTCCACCACATGGTGTTATCGGACGGCGCGGGCGGTGGCGTATCGCTGATGATCAGCGAAGTGCCCGTGCCCGCCGCACCCTGCGGCCCCTGTGGCCCCATTGGCCCAGTGAGATTAGCGCGCAACGTCCATGTGCTACCGACTAACTCCCACACCTCGCCGTCGGTCGTGTCGAAATACAGATCGCCGCTCGCCGCGCCCGGCACCGAGATGGTCGTCGGGTTGCCCGCGCCGGTAACCCATTTCTCGCCGGCAGCCCCTTCCGGCCCCGGCGAGCCCTGCGGTCCTGTCTGCCCCGGCGGGCCGGGCGGCCCCGGCGGTCCAACGAGAGAGGCCACGACGACAGTGTCGTTGTCTTCATCGGTGCCGATGATCTCGACATTGTCGGCGACAGTGACGGCGACTTCACTCATCGCGTCGGGCCGGCGTTGTTGGTCAGCAAGCCGGTCCAGATGCGGACCTTGTTGCCGTTGCGGGTGAGAATGTTGGATTGATCGAAGTCGCCGAGCCCGAGCCGCTCAAGAACGTCCTGCGTTATCTTGATCGTGAACATCCCGTTGAACGGATCAGTCAGCACAATCTCGCCGGTGTCGGTGCCGAGCCGCAGCACCGCGACGTTGTCCGTCGCGCGCCGCCGCAACATCATTTCCATCTCGCCGCCGGTGATGTCGATCGGCTCACCGGCAACCGTGATATATTGAAACGTCCGATAAAAGTCGGCGTCGTTGGTCACGGTGATGTTGACGGTCGTCACGTTTCAAAACTCCGCGTCGATCTGGTCTTTCGTCTTGATCTGACCGCTGGCGATCTTTCGGGCGATCGCGGCTTCCGTCGACCACAGCCCTTCGACATGCTCGCCAACGGCTTTCGCCAAGTCTGCGATGCCTTGCCGATCCAACTCGATGAAGCCGTCGCGCGTCTTCACGTTGACGATGGCGTCATCGTTGACTTGCGCATAGGCCAGCGCGCGCGTGATGCGGGCTTGGCTTTCGCGATCGGTGTCCACCGTGTTGCCGTTGAAGTCGATGCCTTCGACCTCCCTCGCATAGCGAAGCTGCGCGGCATAATTCATCAGCGCACCGGCAGGCGAGATTGCAAGCCCGTGCGGCGCGAGTGTCTCGGCGAGGATGGCGTCGGTTTGCGCGCCGGCTTCGTCGACCGGCCAGCGCATCGGCGCGCCAAGCGTTAGAAATTCCGCATAGCCGGGATCAGCGGTCGTGACGATTTGTTGCAGTGGTCCTGAATAGACCCGGTCATCATCGGCCAGCCAATAGTGCTGCGCCGGATTGATACGTCCCAGTATTTGGTTCATCGGTAAATTCCTCCGTTAGCAACTCCACCCGCAACGGTGCCGGGAAAGTAGTTTGGCCCGCCGACATTGGTGTCGACCCAACCGCCATAGTTCGCGTTATAGCGTTGACCACTGACGCCAGACCCGCCGTTGAAGATCACGCCGGTCGAGCCGATGATCCCGGTGGTGCCCATTGCCAGCGCGAACGATCCCGCCAGAGCTATCGGTGCGTCGATAAAGAGTTCGAGGCCCTGTCCGAGATAGCCGCACGTAATCGAGCCGCCCGCCGCATACAGGAAGAAGTCGCTGGCGCTGCCGTTCGAATGGAACGGCGAGCCGACGTTGATCTGCCCGCCAGAAGTGATCAGTGCCAGATCGCATTTCCCGAATGTAACGCCTGCCTGAATATTGATGGTGGCATACTGAAAGGCAACAACGCCGCTCGATCCCGGCCCGATGTGTTGGCCGCCGGTTGCCTGCAACTTCACATAGCGAATAGACAATGTGTTGTATGAGCCGCAGCCCGCCGCCCATTGCGTGCCGCCATCGATGACAACGGACGTGGGCGTCAGCGTGTCGCCTTCAACAATGATCGGCGGGATCGAATAGAACGGCAACGTGAAGCCGACATAAGACCCGGCGGCGATCTTGATGGTGATGGCGTTCGGTCCCGGCGCGTACAGACTGGCCGCATTGACCGCCTTGGTGATCGTCTTGAAGGGCGCTACAGGCGTCAGCCCGTCGTTGGTGGTGTCGTTTCCGGTCGCGCCGTTCACATAGAACGTAAACGGCACCACGACCCTCTGCCTGTTGCTCAACCCAAAGATCGCCTTCAGCAATTGCTGAAGATCGGCTTCGCTCGGGTTTTGACAGACCGCGTTGTTGAAATCGATCAGCCCGTGATCAGCCGCGTACTGAATGACGGCGACGATCTCGCGCATGTCATGCTCGATGCTCGCCGCCGGCGGGATCGAGCCCATCGTGCCGGTCGTCGGGTTGCCGTTGATGTAAGGCGCGTTCGGATCGCTGATGCCGTAGGGCTGTACGTATTTCATTGCTGCTTCCTTGAGGGCTTACGGCGTTCCTGCCATAGGATCACCGGGTGCTTCCATTCCGGAATAGTCGAAGATGATTTGCGTGTGCGCGGGCTTGTAGCGGTTGAGCAAACATTCAAGATCGTTCGCGAGCCCGATGCGCAGATGCGGATCGACGCCGGTCTGTCCGCTGGTGACGCGAAACCAGATCAGCGCCTGACCGCTCACATGCACGGTCCAATAGAAGCGATTCGCCGGCGGCCCGAGCCCGTACTGCGGCCACGCTGAAAGCTCGTCCTCGACGATCGGCACGCCGGCATCGTTGAGGATCGGCTGGCCCCATTGGTTGTACATGGGAGTCGAGCCGTCGCCGTAGACGCGACTGTCGCCGCACTGATCCATGCCGACGACCCACACACGATATTCCGAGATGGTGATCGTGTAGCCAAGCTCAGCCGCCATATCGATGAAGAACTGACGCGACTGCGCGCCAAGCATCGTCATCCGTCGGATCAGTTCGCGGTGCCGCTCGTCGATCGATTGCGGTGCTTCATAGCAGGGATCGGGCAGGCCCCAGTTGCGTTCCCAGTCCAGCAAAAGCTCTAGCGTTTTGCGCGGATCGCTTTCCTGTTCGAGCAGATCGCCGGCGCGCCGATCGACCTCGCCCCAGTATTTCGCCAGCCCGCGACACGCGAGATCGAGCGTCGAGCCGAGCGTGCGCGGCCACGCCGGACCCTGCGGCAACAGTTGCAGAAATGCGCTGCCGTAGTCGTCTCCGGATCGGCGAACGTGGCGATCGCTCATGATGTTGGCGGCGCTTCAAACAGCACGGTGCCAAGCACGGCCATGTGCCCGAGCGACGGCATCGGGTGGTCATCGTTGTTGACCAGCGTGAACGACTGCACGCCGGGCGCGTTCATGATCGCGTAGGAAATCCACGCCGCATAGATCGTCTGTCCCGGCGACGCCATTTCGAACAGCATATCGCGCAGGCTCTTCTCGATCGCGCCGGCAACCTCTGCCGTGTCGGGCACAACGCTGGCGATCGTAACGTCGATGAATTCCTTGATCGGTGCCATGACGTAGCAGCCCATGACGGTGACCGGGCGCATGCTGTCGATGTAGTTATGCACGGTCTGCACATCGCTCGCCGTCGGCCAGCCGTCATCGTCGGCGCGCAAGTCGTCCATCAGGAAGCGAACCGTGATGGTGCCGGGGCCTTGCTCGGGCGCGGCCCACGCGCGCGTCACGCCCGGGACCGCGAGCGCCCACGTCACATAGTTTTCTTGGCTGCCGCCCATTGGCGGGTTGCGGATGCGCTGCAGGATGCGCATGCGCAATTGCTCGTCAGTCTCGATGTCGGTGCCGCCGTCAAGCTCGATCACCGTCACGGTGACATCGACCCCGGTTACGGCTACCGCGAGCGACAGCGCTTCGCCTTCCTCGACGTTGCCGGCACTGCCGGCATCGAGCGCGCGCACCGGCGCGTTGGTGGGCCCGGTGCCGATGATAATCTCGGCGGTCGTCTCATAGGAAACGTCAGAGCCGCCTTCGAGCCGTGTCGCCAGCGGCACCACGCTGCCGTCGGTCCCGGTGAACGCGACCGTGCCGTCGGCGAACGTCGCCATCTTGCGCCCGGTCGTGCCGTCGCCGTTGATCAGCCAGATGTCGCCGTGCCGATCGAGCCACTCAGTCTCGGCGGTGTCGGGCAATAGCTGCAGCGCCAGCCAATCGAGATACTGCAAATTGAGATGGCACAGCCCGCCCTGATTGTCGGCCAGCACGCGCAGCACGCTATTCGGGATCGATGCATCAGCACCCGGCAGCGTCGCGCGCACGTAGTCGCGCACAACACTGCGCACTTCCCGAAGCGTAGGGGTTGCCCAAGGCATTTCTGAATGTCCTGAAAAGTTTGGCTCAGCTTTCGATGATGCCGGCCCACAAAACCTGATAGCGAAGATCGACCGCCAGATCGGGGCCGCGATAAAGCCGGATCAGCGCGGTGATGCGCTCGCGCCCGACGCGCTCGACCTTGATGTCCATGCGCGTCGCGACGCGCCGATCGATGAACGGTTGGATCGCCTCGCGAATGTAGTTGTCGACGCGCACTAGCGTTGAGCCCTGTTCGGCACCGGCCCCAACGATCTTCTCGCGCCGCATCAGCCACAGCCGCGTGCCGATCGGCCAGCCGTTCCAGATCAGTTCGGTGTCGAGATCACCCCACCAGCCGCGCCGATCGGTCGAGTCCGGATCGGGCAGGATGTCGGTGCGCTTGGCGGTTCGATCGGTGCCGAGCGCGACGATCACGGCGGTTGCCAGCGCGTCCTTTTCGTCGAGTGATCCGTTGCTCAATAGCGACCAGTCGACCGACACCTCGCTTTGCGCCGGATAGTCGCCCTGTTGCACAAGTCGGATGTCGGTCATTTAACGCTCGTTGTCGGGCTGCCTTGCGCGGTCTTCGGATTGCAATGCTCGCCGCCAGCTATCGGACAAAGCGCGTCCGGGTTTGCGTTGTCGGGCCGATGCACGACCACGCGCTTGCCTTCGATGTAGACGCTGCTTGACGCGATCAGCGCGCCTTCGCCGTGCGTATCCAGATCGCCTTCGACCGCCCACAGCCTGCCGTCCGACTTCACTGTGCTTTGCCCGGTGACGACGGTGGTCGCCCCGCATGTACGCAGATCGCCGTGACGATGAACCGGCGGCATCAGTTGTGATCGATCTTCGGGGCTTCGTCTTTGACTTGCTCGGTGGCCTTGTTGTGAATCACCTTGCCGGTGAAGAACCACTTTTCTTCCTTCACGTCGAAATAGCCCATGACCTTGTCACCGGATCGAAACTCGATGCGCCCCTTGGTGCAGCGAATCTCGGTGTTGACCGTCTCGCCTTCGTGCTTGTAGTCCTCGTTTTTCTTTTTGATGTCGGCTGCGTAGGTCGCCCACTCTTCCGGCGTCAGGATTCTGCCGTTTGCGTCTGTTGCCTTGCCCTGCGGCTTCTGCCGTTCCTGCTTTTTTTTCTCGACGTGGCGCAAGCTCACCATGCGCTCGACGTTCTTGCCGCCGCCGCCGCTGTCGCCGGCCTTGCTCTGGCTTTGCTGGCTCTCGTCGGGCCCATCAAGCGACAACATGAACAGCCCGGCGCGGCGCATCAGAGTCATCTGGCCGATGTCGTCGTATTGCGAATTCTCGCCCGCCTTCAATCCCAGTGGGCGATGCCGGCGATCGTCCATCATCGAAGCGATCGGGTGCGAGCGGTTGCCACCGATGAAGTTGATGATTGCTTCGGCGCTTTCCTCGATCTGGCCGTCCTTGCCTTTCTTGGCCGGCAGCACAACGCTGGAAAAACCATAATTCTGCGGAGCCTCGACCTTGTCACGGCTTTCACCCTTCATGAAGTTGCCGCCCATCTCCTGCATCAGCGAACCGTCATCGACCTTGTCGACGATCGAGCGCGCGCCGCCGGCGCTGAATGCACGAAAGGCTGTCATCAAGGGAGTGTAGCGATGCATGGTTCCTCTCACGCGCTGCTTAGTTGAACCGGGTAGGGCTCGGGCACTGTGCTGGCCGTCGGTGACGCCGGCGGCTTGCTGTCGGTCTTCGCTTCGCCGGGCACTTGCGGCACGCCGCGCCGGCCCACGTTCATGTCGCCTCTGTCCTTGAGCAGCCACGGCGCGACCAGTTCTAGCTGTGTCAACGTGCCGCCGCTGTTGTCTTGCGTAAACGTCGCCGTGTCGATCTTCAGTCCCATGTTGAGCATCGCCATCGGTGAGTCGACCGCGATCAGATCGCCGGCGCGCCATAAGCCGCCGCCCGGCATCATCCAGCCCTGCACGGTGATGCTGGCGCGAATCTCGGTGCCCTCGTGCCAGATCGATTCATTCTTGGCGCGATCGGCAAGCTCTGCGATGGTCTTCACCGGCTGTTCTGCCGGCGTGAGCAGCGGGCTGTAGCGCAGCGCGCTGCCGCCGATCTTCGCCCGCATTTCGGTTGCGGCTATGCCGTGCTGGCTGTCGTCCTGCGGTGGCTGGCCGTCGACGATATAGTCGGAATGCATCTGCTCTTTCGAGATCGTCGCCTGACACTTCAGGATGTTGTCGCCCTCGACTAGCTCGGCAGCGACCAGTGACGAATGATTATCGATCAACAGCAAGTTGCCGAAGTGATCGCTGCCCATGACGATGCCCTTGGGCCGGGCGATGCGCTCCAGAAAATTCCACAGGTTCTCGCCATGCTCGACTTGCAGCTTCTCGAACGGGATCGCGTTCAGCACGCCGATGGTCTTCACGCCGACGCCGAACGGCGCGATCACCTTGCGCGCCACCTGTTCGAATGTCTGGCCGTCGAAGTTGCCTTTCTCGTCGATGATGCTGCCGCGTGACGCGTACCACGTCATGCCGACGCCCTGCAGCATGACGCCGTGCGCGCTTGCATCATAGGACGCCTGCCGCAACAGGATCACCCCGGAGATCGCGAGGATGCCGCCGAGATAGATCGCGCACTCGTCGCCCGGCTGAAACTGCAGCTTCTCCCACAGCGTCGACGGCGTGTCGCGCTCGGCTGCGGTGAAGCGAAACTGCGGAAACGCTTCGGTCCAGCGGTGCTGCACGTACACCGATTCCCAGTCGTAGAAACGTCGGCCCCGCACGATCAGCGTTGCGGTTTCCTCTGGCTTGATCGTCATGCCGAAAGCGCTACGCCCAGCGGTTTCATGAAGGCCGGATGCACGACCTTGTTTTCCTCGCGCAGTTCATCGGCCCGCCCGGCATCGTCATAGAGCCGGTGGCCGGCGACCAGCGTCGACAGCGGCGCGGCAAAGCGAAACGCCAGCATGCGCGGCAGCGGGCGCGCGGTCTCGACCAGAAAATGCGTGGTCGCCGCGTGCAGCCGGATCAGCGCCAGATACATGAACGAGTCCATCGCGTCGGCGACGACGTTTTCCAAAGTTGCGAAAGAGTTGTTCAGCCTTTGCTTGGCGGATTCGACTTCCTCGCGGCTGCGGAAGTCCAGATCGCAGATCAGCCGCGCCACATTGGCGAAGCAAAAGTTGAGCAGCGCGTCCTTGATCAGGTTGCCGCCCAGCGTGTTCGGCGTCTCGGCAGCGGCACCGTCATAGACCGCCGCTAGTCCCTGCGTGGTCGCGCCGGCCTCGCGCGCGAGATCGAAGCAAGTGGCGAGCGGCTCGCCGATCGTGTCGTCGTGCAACAGCGTGTCGACATTCCCCAGCAAGTCGCCGATCTCGGTGCGAGCATCCGAGCCGTTGCGGCCATAGTCGACCACTGTAAGCAACAGGTTTTGCATCGCCCGCTCCACGATCGGCTTGGCCTCGTGTGCGTCGATCTTAAACATCGGGGCCAGTGGGCGCTGGTGGCGACTGTGCAACGCCGCGCGTGAGGATGTCGACGTTGCGGTTGCGCATCTCTTGATAATATTTGATCACTTCATCGCGGTTGTCCGGCTGCGGCTGCTTCGGCGGCGCGCCAAGCTCAACGAACGTCATATCGAACACGCAATAGCCGCCGGCGCGATCTTCCTCTGTGACCCGGTAGCGCGGGCACATCACCACCATTTCGTTGTAGCTCGCGCCCTTCATCGTCGGCAGCTTCAGCGGGCCGGGCTCGCCGCTCACCAGTTCAACGCTCAGAAGATCGCGCGCGAGCCGATAGTCGGTGTTGTAAAGCTGCGACCCTGACTCCGCGCCCGAGCCAGTGGCGTTGTACGGATACTGGATGCAATAGCCGCGCACCGTGAACTCGAACGCCTTGCGCCCCATGTCTTCCGCGTAGGGCAGATTCTTTTTGGGAAACTCGTGCATCACGACGCGCCGTCCGCTCTCGACCGCGTTCGCATCGCAATGAAAGAACGCGCCGCGAAACGATGCCGGCTGCAGATCGGCGCGCCACGGGCTCTTGATCTTGCCGTCGGGGCTGTAAGCGAGATCGCGGATCGTTGCCATTAGATCGAAGCCTGTGCGTCGTCGGTGACGCGGCTGGAACGCGCCGGCTCCATCTGCGTCTGCCGATCGATCTCGGTTTTCTTGAACAGTCCGTCACCGGACGCGTCCACCTTGGTGCCGCGCGGGGCGTTCACGTCAACCTTGAGTTTGCCGTTTGCGGAGACGCGAGTCTCACCGCCGCGATCAAGCGCGGTGCGATCTAGCGCCGCGCCACCTTCGCCGGCTTCGCCGACGTTCGGGCGATAGAACTGAAATTGCCGCGTGTTGTATTGGCTGACGCGCTTCGACTGATTACCGCCAAGCCCTGCAAACTTTCCGCCGCCGAGCTTTTCATTCAGGATCGTCACATGGCTGCCAGCCTCGCCAGTGCGACCGCTGCCGCGCCGTGACCACCCCGGGCGCGCGACAGCAACGTCGCCGGGCTGCGCGTCCTCTGCCGAAACCTCCGTGCCCGAGTTGCGCCAGTTCGAAGCCAGTTGCCAATTTTTTGGTGGCGTGCCGCCCGCTGCTTTGACAGTCGCCGCAGCGAAGTCGCCGCACCATTGATCATGTTGCGGATAGCCCTGCGCCTTCATCCAGTTCGAAAGCTGCGCCGGACCAAGCTGCGCGACCGCTCGCGCCTTCTCCAAGATCGCCCCGGGCACCGGATGATCGCCGCCGCCGCTGTTGGGATTGCTGGTGGTGTCGGCTGCAGCGTAGCGCTCGGCTTGCGCGCCACGCTTTGCCGCCTCGCCTCTGGCGTTCGCCGGGCGCTCGTACAGTCGGCTGACCGCGCTGCCGGCTTCGGCTGCAGTCTTCGTGCCGCGCAACGCATCGCCGGCTTTCTTCTCGCCGTTGTTCAATTCCCAGTTAACGGCGGCAAGCTGCTCTTGATAGGACATCTGCGACAGCGGCTTGCCGAATTGTTTCTCGATCTTGGCCTGCCGATCGGGATGCCATTGCGCGATGCCCTTCGCCTTGCCGCCGTCGCCGGTCGAGCCGGTGTTAAATCCGCTCTCGGCGTTGATATTCGCGGCGAGGCCGGCTGCCTGCTCATGCGACCAGCCCTGACTCTTGAAATACTCCATCGCCTGTTGCGCGCGACTGCCCGCAGCCGAGCCGGCTGGACGCGCGGCGCTCGCCGGCGTGTCGCCCGCGCCCGGGCCCGTGCCGGGGCCGACTTGGCTTCCGTTCGGCGCGGCACCGCCACCGCCGCCCGGCACTTGGATGTTGCTCGGCAGCCCGCCGCCGCCCGGCATCTGGAAGCCGCCGCCGGTTGTCAGCGATGCGCGCTGGAAGCCCGGCATGCCACCGCCGCCGCCACCGCCGCCACCGCCGCCGCCACCGCTCAGATAATTCTTGAAGTCGACCATGCCCTCGAACACGCCGACGCGAATGGCATCCTTGAACATGCCGCCGCCGCTGCTTCGCGTGTAGCCGCCGTCGTCATCGCCACCTAAGCTCGCCTTGATCACGCTCGCGCCGGCGAAGCTGCCGCCGCTGTAGGACATCTGTTTAGCCGGTGGCGTTAACCCGTGATAATATTTGTTTTTCCCCTCGGGCGTCATCTCCGGTGCCCAGTCGGGCCGGTTGGTAAACGAATCCCAGATGTTGCTTTCGCCGCTTTTCCACTTCTCTTCCCATTTTTTCTTGTTCTCTTCCGACGTTTCAATGCCAAAGAACTTTTGCAGTCTCGGGTCCATGCCCTCGCTGATGGCCTTCTTTGGATTTGTCACCAGCTTGTAAATCTCGATCATTCCCTTCGCGACTTTCGAGACTTCCTTCAATGCATTCTCACCGAACGCCTTGCCCCAATTCTCGCCGGTGAGGCCAAGCTGCGTATTCAAGTCCCGCATCAGCGGCAACAGCCCGGTCTGAATCGCTTGGATGAAATCGTTATATTGCTTGTTGATCTTCACCATCTCGGTGTTGAAGTCCCGAGACGCCTGCAACCGTGACGCATATTCCGCTCTCTCGGCGTCGGTCGCGTCCTTTAGATCAGCCTTGAGTTGAACAAGCACTGAAGGGTCGAGCTTGAGGCCGCCAATAAATCTGTTGCGCAATTCGGCGGCCATTCCGGCATTGCCGCCGGTGCGCGCCATCTCTGCTTCGAAGACGTTATTGGCGGCGGTGATGACTTCGTTCAGCGCCTTCGCCATCTCGCCACGGCTGGCAAAGCCGGTGATGCGTGAGATGAACGCCGCCATCGCCGCCGGATCGCTGACCGCGCCCTTCATCAGGTCTTCGCGTAGCTTGCTGCCTGATCGACTCAGTTCGGCAATCGCGTTCTGGAAGTTCGTCACGGTTTGCGCGGCGGCGTTCGGATCGACGCCGACGAGCTTCATCTGCTCGACGAGGCCCTTGAGGTTTGCGCCGGCGACGCCGAATGACCGCGCCGTGGCGTCGAGCCGGATCACTTCATCGGTGAACTTGCGCAGCCCTTCGAGCATGAAGTTGCTGATGAAGCCCGCCGCGAAAGCCGAGAACGCGGTCGCCATCGAGCGGCCCATCGACTGCAGCGCGCTCGATGTCTTGGCCGCGCTTTCGCGCGTCTGGCCCATCTTGACGTTGAGTTGCTCGACCTCCTTTGTCATCCGCGCGATCGCGTCGCGGTTCTCCTGCCCGCCCAAGGCGCGCAAATGTTGACGCAGCGTTGCCAGCCCGGTCGACGCGTTGTCGATCAAGGTGACTGTAAGACGTAGCTCTTCGAATTCAGCCATCGTCGTCGTCGCTGCTTATTCGTTGTTGCCGCCGCCTGATCTCGGCAAGCGTGATCGTGTAGTGCAGATGAAGCTGCACCTCATCGAGCGGCATGTTGAGGAACACGTCTGGGGCTTGGTGGTAGTGCAGGGCGAGTCGGTAGCAATCGAGAATTAGATCTTTCTCGTCGCCTACCAAGCGTCCGGCACGGGAAGAAAAAAATTGCGTAGCCGATACGCGCACGACGCCCAGTCGCGCGGGTCCATTGTTTCGAGGAAAGGAGTCATCACGCCGCTAAGCGCCGTCATCATCAGCGTCATCTTGCGCTCGTCCATGATGACATCGCCGTTGACATCGATACGAACTGGCAAGCCGTTGCGGTTGATGTCCGCGCCGGTGGGCTGCCGGAACGACAACTCGCGAATCTCTTCGCCCTTGTTATTGCGGATCGCCTTGTTCATGAGCTTGACCTTGATCGGCCATTTCTCGACGTAGGGCTCGGGCTCGGGCGGCGACGGCTCGGGCTGCGGTGTTGCATCAAGCTCAAGATCAACATCCGGCTTCGCCACCGGCTCATCGGCAACGAAGCCTTCACGCACTGGTTTGTTCATAGCGTTTCCTTAAAGCTGGATTTCCTCGCACCACAGACCTTCCCAGCGCACGCGCGCTTGGCCGTCTCTGGTGTTGCCTTCCAGCGCGCTTTTGCACGTCGCGCCGGCGAGCGTGTATTGCTTCTGGTTGGCAAGCTGCGCCACGACCGTGACATCGGTCTGCGCGTCGAGGTCTTCTAAGTTGATCTCGGCAGTCAGCGAGATGTCACCCTCGATGTACGGGACGCGCGGCAATTCCTGATAGCCGTGAACGCCGTCCTGCCCGGCGATCATGGTTCGCTCTGTCGGGCTCGGCGAGACGGTGAAGTTGCCGCGCAGTGGAAGTTGATAGCCATCGACCATGACGAAGGCGATGCCAGCGAAGCGCTGTGCCATTTCAGACTCCTGTTTCTAGGAAAAGAGCGGGCCGGGTGGCCCGCCAAGTCTTGGGGGAAAATCAGGCTGCGGCGGCGCGACCAGTGACGCCCACCGGCGGGCCGATGATCTCGTTGTCGAGGCCGCGATCGTATTGCAGCCGGAACTGCGCCAGCACCGCGAACACGCGAAGCTGATTGATAAGGTCCGGTGGATAGAGGACGTTCAGCCGGTTGGCGTCGTTTGGGTCACGCTCGACGATCAAGTGTTTCTTGAAGTTGCGCGTGTCCTCGACCAGCCCGTTGAATTCATCCATCCGGTATTGCGCGATGAGTTCGGCCTTGACGATGCCCGGCGTGACGATCGCTTGTCCGGGGCCGAACCGTGTCCCGTCATTGGCGAGCTTGTGCCGGGGGAATTTGCTGGTGATGGCGTGGCGCTGATTGCGCAACAGCCGCGCCAAGGTTGCCAGCGTGGTGACAAGCTCATAGGCGTCGTCGAGGTTGCCATAGAGGTTTTTTTGATAGGTCGTCTGCTCACGCGCGAGCATCGGCTGATTGTCCGATCCGGTCTTCTGGATCGCGATGCCGTTGAGCGCGAGTGAGTTCAGTTCGGCGAACATGAAGCGATCCTGCAGTGGCGCTGGCTTGATCTGGTTGAGCGACAGCGATTGCAGCGGGCGGGCCGGGTCGTTGATCAAGGCGCGCTGTGCCTTGGCCGCGTAGGCGGCAGCCCATTCGAACGCCGGCGACGGGCTCGTCGTCTCGATGCCAAGCACCGACATCACGCCGGAATTGCGCGAACCGCCGAACGTCAGCAAGTCCGCATACAATCCGCGCTTGGCCGAGAACACATGACCGTAAAGCTGACGCTGCCAGCCCCAGCGCCCATCATCTGAGAAACCATATTCGTTCTCCCAAACGCCGAGCGATGTCGCGTCGCTGTAGGGCATCGCGACATATTCGAACTCCCGCTCGCCGAGCGCGTCGACCGCGTTGTCCATTGCCGGCACGCCGGTGCCGCCGGTCAGCAAGCCGGTGGCGGGCATGGTGATGCCGAGTCCGATCGGTGTGATCTCGCCGCCGATCGTGCCGAAGTAGTTCAGCCCGACGGTGATCTCGTTGCCGCTGACGCCCTTCCACAGCGCGGTGATGGTGACGTTTGTCGGCGAGCCGACGGACGACACCGGCAAGTCTTCGTTCTCATTGATCGCCGCCGAGATCGCGACGTTGATCTCGTTCACCGTGTCGGAGACGCCGACGTTAACCGGGACATGCACGCCGCCGATGTAGAGATGTAGCGTTCCCGGCTCGGTGGGCGTGCCGGTGATCGTGATCGTGCCCGTTGCGGCAGCGGCACCGGCGGGCTCGGCGAGCGGCAAGCCGTACACCAGCCCCGACGTGTTGTTGTTGTAGAACGCCTTGAACATGCGCGCGAGTTCAGAGCCCTGTCCGAACGCGACATCGGCCTGCGCTTGGCTGCCGATCGCGATCGGGATGTCGGCGGTTGCTTCGCCGGCGGCGATCATGGTGCCGACGAGCAGCGCCGGCTGCTTCAGCACCGGCAGCCCGGCCTTCGACGGGTCAACCTCAACCCAGTAGAGCGGCACTTTGATTTCGGCGGGGATTTGCGAAAACGAGATAGGCATGACGATGCTCCTGATGAAAGCTGTGCGAGGGTTTGCCGGCCTTTACGTTGCCGACGAGCCCGGCGGGTTCTGCGGGGGAGTCGCCGGCTGCGGTTGTGCCGTCGGCTGTTGCTGTGGCGGCTGGCCTTGCTGCGGCGTCGTCGGCGCACGCCGTCCTTCGTCACGCTCGCGCTTGCCTTCGCGATTCACCGAGCCGTCCTTGATGCGGCGGCGGGTGAACTGATCGAGCGGCCATTCGACCGAACCGCTGGCCGGAAACTTGACGCCGTTCGGATGCTTGAGCGCCTTGCGCAGTTCATCGCTCGCCGGCGTCACGCGCACGCGCTCCAGCGGCGGGTTCAGTTTCTTCATCTTTTCCCTGCGCTCATCGAGTTGCTTTTCGCGCAGGCTCTTCTCGCCTTCCTTAGCTGCCATGATTGTCCTCACGGGTTGGCGAGCCGACGGACGCCGGCGCGCTGTGGTCTTGCACTTGCGGGGGAGTTACGCGGCGGCTCTCGCGGTGGCCGGCGTGAACTCGTATTCGGTGATGATGCGTTGCACTTCGTCGATCGGCGGGATGGTGCCGTCATGCGAAAGCGGCACCGTCTCTTGATGAATCCGCAACAGATCGTCGGTGATGATCGGCGGGAAGGTGGCGCTGTAGAGAACTTGCGCCTCATACTGCAGTTCGCCGATCGGCGTTTCGTTTATTCCGATCTTGTCCCAGTTGAACTTACGGTTGCCGCCCTTGATGCCCTCGATGCGGATGCCGTCGGGCAAGGTGACCACGCCGGCGGGCGCGCGCGTGTCGATCAGGTTCATGATGTACTGATCGCGCCAAAGCCCGTTCATGATCTCCCAATAGGCGGCGTCGAGCTTCTTCTGGCTCTCGATCGGATCGTTGTTCTGGATCACCACCGAGAAGCCGATCGTCATCTCGTTGTCGAAGCGCACCTCGCCGGCGTTGGCGTCGCCGTCCGCTGTCAGAGTCTCGCGTATGAAGTAGACGCCGAGATAGGGCAGCACTTCCGGAATGAGCGGCATCTGCTTGGTGCGCCGCGACTTGAACCCGGCGAAGAACGGCAGCGTCACCGTCTTCGCATAGAGCGTGTCGCAGATCACCAAGCCATAGCTTTGCGAAGTGAAAACCTCTGTCACGGCTTGGCCGCTCCGTATTTGCGGAGCGCGCATGTGATCAGCCCGCCGTCGTCGTCGGTGTCGGTGATCTCGAACTCACCGACGGGCGCGCCGTTGCAGTCGTAGGGAATCGTCACGCGATCACCCTGCATCGGTGGGTTGGCGTATTCGGCGGCGCGGATGTCGAGAATGGTCTGCTGATCGGAAAAGATCGAGCCGTCGATCATCTGCACGTCGACCGGGCCGGTGATGAAGATGCCCCGCCCGCCGTAGGCAGGCGCGCCCGGCTGCGAGACGACCGGCGTGAACGTCACCGGCACCGAGAACATATCCTGACACGGCAGCTTCACCAGCGTGGAATAGTTCACCGCCATCGCATCACCATTTGACTTCGCGCCGCAGCAATTCCTGCATGCGCACTTCCAGCTTGTTGAGCAGCACCGGGCGCAGGATCGGATGCTTGCCCGCCGCGCGCACCGTGCGCCGGCGCTGCGGCAGCGCTGACCGCTGCGCTTGCGTGCGCCCGCGCGGCCATATCCGCGTGATCGCCGCCGTCGGGTTGAGGATTTCGGTGTTCGGGTGCTTGCGCTTCATGTCGTCGACTTGCCATGCCGTCAATTCCGCCGGCACCGGCACGGTCTGCAGCGTGTTCATCATCTTTACGATGCGATCTTCGATCGCCATCGTCTCGATCAGAATCTCGAAGCCCATCAGACTTCCAGCCGGCTGTAGTGATAGAGCAGGGCGTGCGCGGCGCGCAGCGACTCGGTGCCGCCGCTGGTGCTGGTCGATGAGCCGCCGCCGGTGTTCGGATCGAAAAACATCACGCGCTGATCCTTGTGGCTGATCGACTTGATGCCGGCGGTAGCCTCGCGCTGCGCTTCGGTGCGACCGTTGCGCACCAACAGCCCGGCGATGTTTTTGAGATCGTCCGGCGCTTCGTCCGGCAGATTGTAGCCGCCGGTATAGGTGACGACGATCGGCTCGGCGCGTGAGCCGAACAGCGACAGCTTGCCGGACGCTTCCTCAAATTCGTAATCGGTGCCGGGTATGAGCGCACCGCGCGGCGCTTCGACGCTCTCGATGTCCTCTTCCTTCGCCGGAAAGTGCGACAGAAACAGCCGCCGGTCGTTAATGTCGCGCCAAGTCTCGCGCACCTTTTCCCGCGCGAACACGCGGTTAGCGATGTTCGATGCGTAGGCCGAATAACCATCGATCATCTGTTGCAGTTGCGGGTCGCTGGTCGTGTCGCCGGTGGCGATGCCAAGCATGATCTTCAGTTCGTCGAGCGAGATCAGCGCGAAGCTGGTGGCCGGTTCGAGTACCTTGATGGTTCGGTCTGCCATTGCTCAGCCCGCGTCGTCCTGAAACTGCTCGAACAGATCACGCAGATCGAGCGCCGCGCCTTCGCTGCCGTCGGTCAGCACCGGCTTGGCGATGTAGCTCTTGCGATCGATCAACCAGCGCTCGATGCCGGGGCCGCTCGGGCCGCGATCGCCGCGCGGACCTTGCACGCCTTTTTCGCCCTTGCCGCCGTGCGCCGTGAGCAGTTGCCAGCCGTCGCCCGGGATCGGTCCCGGGTTGTCGCGCTTGGCGATGAAGCTGCCCTTGTTGAAGGCGACGATGTCGAGCCCGCGATATTGCTCGCCGTCGCTGTAGGTGCCGCGCACGCGCGGCGATGCGCCGTCGAGCCCCGGGCGCGCGAGGCAAAGCCAGTCGGTGTGCGGCGGTGCCTGTCCGGTGTCCTTGCTTGCCTGCCAGAGCCCGCCGCCGTGGGCGACGACTTGCGCCGCGTAGTGAACCGCGCCGGGCTCGTACAGCTTGGCGATCGGCAGCAAGCCGATCGGGCCACGCTCGCCGATGTCGCCCTTCTCGCCGCGCTCGCCGATCTCCCCGCGCGCGCCTGCGGGCCCGGGCGCACCCGGTGTGCCCGGATCACCCGCCGGGCCGGCTAACCCAATATCGCCTTGCGGACCTGTTCCACCGTCAGCGCCGCGCTCGCCGGTGAGCCCAATGGGTCCGGCTGGCCCGATGTCGCCGGCGGGGCCGGCGGGGCCACCAGCGCCCTCTGCGCCGCGTTCCCCAGCGGCTCCCACGGGCCCAGCGGGGCCGGTTTCGCCAGCGGGTCCGGCGTTGCCGGCTGGCCCTTGCTCGCCTTGGATTCCTTGCTCACCTTGTGTCCCTCGCTCACCTTGCGCACCCGGTGCGCCCGGCTCACCGTTCTTCACCAGAGCCAGCCGCGCGTTCACCAGTTCGAACACCTCGCCGCGCAGCGTCGCCGCTGCCGCGTGCATCTTGCTGATCTCGCGCTGCGCCTGCGCCTCGATCAGCGCGCGCTCGCGTTCCCAGTGCCGGCGTTCCTGCGCCAGCGTCTCGCCGAGCGCTTCGCGCCACGCGTCAAGCAGAGCGTCGCCGGCTGATCCTTGCGGCGGCTCTGAGTATATTTCTGACTTCCCGTTGGACGCTGTCATTGCCTTCCCCTTTGGGCGGTGCAGGCTTCGGCGCTTCAAGACCCAGCGCGGGCGGGGCCCCCGGCGCGCTGCCGGGCCCGGGCGTTGTCGGGATCGCACCCGCTGCAGAGAGCGGCACGACTTGCTGTTGGACTCTCGGTTCATCCCCGTATTCGACGGCGTCGAGCCCTTCGCGTTCGCGCGCTTCGTTCGGCGCATAGATGCCGCCTTGCACGCCACGCGCCAGCGCGTCGATGCGATCCTTCATCGCCGAACGCAGCAACGCTTCGGTGTCGAATTCGACATACTCGTCGGGCTGCCCGTCGAGATTGAAGAACAGCCCGAACGCCTCTTCGATATGATTGAGCGCAAAGCCTAAGCCGGTGGCGCGCCACGACTGCATCATCGCTTCGGTTGAATTCATCGGCGTGCCGCCGAGCCCGAGCAGCGGCAGCGGAATGCGGTAGGCCAGCGCGACGTTCTGGCCCGACAGCTTCATGATCTCGGCAAGCTCGGCGTCCTTCGCGCCCATCGCCCACGGCTGCACCTTCAAGCCGGCGGTGAGGATCGGCGTGCCGCCTTGCTGCAAGCCCCGCACCTGTTCGTTCCAGCGATCGCGCAACGCTTGGACCTGATCCTTGTCGAGTTGCAGATCGGTCGACAGCACGGCGGAAGGCCGCGCTTGATTCATGTAGAAATTGATTTGCTGTTGCAGCATCGCGTTTGACGCGGCGATGTCGGACGCGGCGGCCTCAATCGGCGAGGCTCCCACCAGCGGCACCGGATAGCGCCGCGAACTGTGCAAGCGGACATGCAGCACGTCGCGCTGCGGCACCAGTATCTCGCCGAAGCGCTCCATCACGTCATTGCCGCCGAGCCGATAGAACACGTCGCCGGTCGAGCGCGCAATCTGCGGCGCGGACTCGCGCGGGTTCATCAGATGAAGCTCGTCGACCTCATAACGATCGTTGCGCAGCGCCAGCGCATAGGCATTGCCGTCCGCGTACAGCGAGCGCGTCAGGTTCAGCATGAAGTCGCTGATCGATTGATACTTGTTCGGCTTGCGCAACAGCCGCGACAGCGCCGACGTGGTGACGCGCTCACGACCGCCTTTGCTGTTCAGCCGCCAGTGATCGCC